ATGGGAGAAACCAATATCACCATCAATTTTGACGCGGCCAAGCTGGACGCACTGGAGTTTGTCCTCCGCAAGCAGCGGTCATCCGTGCAGCGGCGCATGGTGGAAATGCTCCAGCAGCTCTACGAGTCGGAAGTCCCGGAAGCGGTGCGGGAGTATGTGGACAGCAAGGCGACACCTGTCGCAAGGCCCAAGCGACCGGCAAAATCGGTCACACCCAAGGTGCAGATCAGCGAGGCAAAACTGAAGGAGGACAACTGATATGGGAAGGCAGGATGACACGGCTTCTACCTGTGCCGCATACCGTGTAACGGAAAACGGCCAGACGCGGTACTTCACGACCTCGCCCGGTGAAGAACTGCTGGATGCTGCAAGGATGCTCCGCAGGTACTGCACGAGTACAGAACACAGCACCGGCAAATTCATCTCTCTGTATTTGCAGGCGCAGCCTATCACATCGGAGGAGTACCAGCAACTGATGCGTCTCCGCATGGAGAACACCGGAAAAGTTACCGGCGTGTTTGATTTAGATTTTGACAAGCGGGAGTTTTCGGCTGTTCACATCATGGACGGTTGGACAACGTGGGCGATGCGGGATGTGATCCCGTCTATCCATCAGGTCACAAATCCGTGCTTCACAACGGCGGAGGAGCAGCTCCGTAAACTGCTGGAGCTGCTGGACGGCATGGAGCTCACATCGGCTGGACATCTCACCGCGCAGAATTTTTCGTTCAGTGATGAGATCCTGATGGAGGATGGCAAGCTCAACTTCTACGTGCAGGCGGACTTTGATGTGGATGCCGCCTTCGGCACATTCGTGTGTACAGATGAGAATGATGACTGGCTGAATATCTACGCCAACTACGACATCGCGCAGGACAGACCGTGCGATACGCTGGAGCTGAATCTCTGCAAGGGAGATGGCACAGAGGAGAATTGGAGCTATCACCTGAATGCCGCCGAGCAGGAGGTGCTGGCTCGGAAGATGGAGGCGTTTTGCCAGCAGCAAAACGGCATGAGCCTGCACGATTTCGCCCGGCAGCTTCAAGAGGAGCCGGGGCCGTCTCCGCAGATACAGATGTAGCCCCGTGTTTGCCCCTGTGGGCCGGTTTGTGGCCTCGCAGGAACGCGGGAGGGTAAAGATAGCGGCCCCGGAGATTTGCAACGTTTTTGCCCGCTTTTCGGTGCGCCGAAAGCGGAGCAGGAGAAAAGCATTGGCGCTTTTCTGCGCCAATGCCGGTCACGGCAGCCCGCAGTGCGGACTGCCACGAGGGTTTGCGGCATTTTGCGATTGGCGCTGATTATCGAATTCCAAATGTGCTTTGGCGCTATTCTTTGTAAAAATGCCCGTCAGCCCCGTGTTTACAAGGCTTTCGGGAGGCGCAGGAAGGAGGTGTGACTCGATGGATAAAAATGGGAAAAGCCGTCACTCCGTGTGGCTGTCAGACGACGTGTGGCGGGAGGTGGATGCGCTCTATAAGCTGGATAATTGCCCCACCCGCAACGAGTTCGTGGAGAAGGCTCTGCGGCAGTATTGCGGTCGCTTACACGCCGAGAGGACGGGCGCATATCTGCCTCGCGCACTGCAAGAGGCGCTGGAGGGTACGCTGGGCGTGTTCGGTGACCGGCTGGGCAGGCTGCTGTTCAAGCTGGTGGTAGAACACAACATGACCAACCATCTGCTGGGCGGCGATGTGGATATGACACGCGACGAGTACAGCAAGATGCGCGGCAGCAGCGTCCGCGAGGTGTCGGCGACCCATGGAACGATCTCCTTCAAGGATGTGCTGCTGTTCTACAAAGAAGACTGACCGACGCAAAACCTGCGTCGCAGTAAGCAAAGAGAAACACGAGAACTAATTGATAACTTTCCCTTAACTCTTAATTTCGGCGGTGGCTATTTAGACTGCAGTGTGGTATGTATGTTGGCTAACAAAAAGCAAAGGAGCTGATTCAATGGCCAAGAAACGCGCCAATGGCGAGGGCAACATCCGCAAGCGGTCAGATGGCCGCTGGGAGGGCCGGTATACCGCAGGATACAACGCAGAAACCGGTAAGCGCATCATCAAAAACGTCCTCGGCAAGACGCAGGCGGAGTGCAAGGCGAAGCTGACTGCCGCGATGGAAGCCACCAAGGGTGTCGATGTCAGCCGCGCCGACGAGTACACCGTGGCCACATGGCTGCGGAGCTGGTACGACATCTACGCCAAACCCAACGTGCGGGTGGCCACGGCGGATCGCTACCGCCTGATGATCGAGCAGTACACCATTCCGCGTATCGGCAGCATCAAGCTCACCAAGCTGACCGCCCACGACCTGCAAAAACTCTACAAGGAGCTGATGGAGAGCGGCCGCACCAGAGGTAAAAGCGGTCACGGCAATCCGGGACTCAGCAGCACCACCGTCCGCAGCCTGCACCTGATGCTCCACAATGCCCTGAACCGTGCCGTAAAAGAACGCCTGATCCTCCGCAACCCCACCGAGGACTGCATCGCACCGAAGGTGCAGAAATTTGAGATGCAGATCCTCCAGCCGGAGCACATCAAGACCTACCTCGACGCCGCGGATAAGAGGGGACTGCTGCCCATGTTCTATCTGGAACTGGTCAGTGGATTGCGCAAGGGCGAACTGACCGCTCTCCTGTGGAGTGATCTTGACATCGCGGACAAAACCATCTCCGTCAGCAAGCAGTACGTCAAGAACCCCAACGGAGAACTAACACTCTCGCGCCCTAAGACGGAGACTTCCGTCAGAAAGGTATCTATCCCGCAGGAGGCCGTCGACCTGCTGATCTCCGAACACAAGAAACACCCCGGCAACCCGTATATGTTCCCGTCGCCCATCACGGGCGAGATGTACTACCCCGACTCCATCGTGAACTTACATAAGAAAATTCTGAAAGACGCGGGACTGCCGCACATACGCTTTCACGACCTCAGACACACCTTCGCAACGCTGGCCCTGCAAAACGGCGTGGACGTCAAAACCGTCAGCAGCATGCTGGGCCACTACGATGCCGGATTCACACTCCGCACCTACACCCATGCCACCCGCCAGAAGCAAGACGAGGCCGCACAAACCATGGGCAGCTTTATGGCGCAGGTCATGTGAACGGAAAAGGACGCAAAAGAGTACCGGAGAGGAGGTAAAACCTCCTCTCCGGTACTCTTTGGATCTATCGGGACATTTCCGCGTGTGGGTCACGGTGTGGGTCAGGCAGTTGCCCCACATTTTGACCCGCACTGTTTTCAACATTTATGCAACAAAAAAGCACCGAAAACCGAAGTTTTCGATGCTTTTTGTCATGTGTTGATAAAAAAGATACATTCGCAAAGCATTGCGCCACAAGGCTTTGCGGCATTTCTATGAAAATTTTTCAAAAATCCAAGTCTGACTTCCGAACCCCCGACCAATGATTAAAGGGGATGACCTATTTCTTTATATGTATTATAACAGGCAATGCTTTTTTAGTCAATGGCTCTTATTAAAAAGCCAATTAAAGTAAAAGGAAACGGGTGATGTGTCATCACCCGTTTCCTTTTACTTCAACCGTATGATCTGCTCGTACAGTAACACGTATTTTTTTCGGATTATCTTATTTCCATGATAGTGGCCAAAGAAGTGATACTTGAACCGGCACCGTTGGCCGATCTCCTCCAGAAAGTCAGTGAGGGCATCTGGTTTGGACAGTGGTCCCAGCAGATCGTTCTGGATGCTGGTGGGACCGCAGTGGGTGAGGATGTAGTCCACCGTCCACCCGGCCCGGTCGAGATTGGCCCTGGCCTCGGCATACTCCGCTTCATTGGGCAACTCCTCCCGCCACCAGGAGCGGTGGTTGACCCGGAAAGCTGCGCCCTGGGCGTTGAGCTGCTGGAACCGCCGCAGGAAGTCCGGCGCGTCCGGCTCCAGGATGCCGTCCTGGATATCGTGGCTGCTGGCGCCGCCCATCGCAAAGAACATCCTCCCGCCCAGATCGAACACCTGCCCACGCTCCAGCATCAGCACTGAGGGTCGGATCGTTCGCACCCTGCCGCCGTGCCACTCCGCCTGGGGGTAGGCAGCCAAGGCGTCATAGTTTTCATGGTTGCCGGACACGAAGGCCGTGGTGAATGGCCTGGAATCCAGGAAGTTCAAGCCTGCGTCATCTCGGCTGTCGCCGTACCACACGCCGCCGAAGTCCCCGGCAATCAGGATGACATCTTCTTTGGTTAGTCTCTCTTGCTCATAAAAGCTCTCAGGCCGAAAATGGCTAAAGTCTCCGTGGGTATCTCCTGTGATGTAAAGTTCCATTCTATTTGTCTCCTTTTTCTAATTATATCACAGTTTTTTCTCCAGTTCCGCCCCTGGATACCGAAAGCGGATTCGGATGGTCTCAGCGTCCACCACTGTGATCCGTTCCACCGCCATGCGTACTTGTTCATCGCTGTACTGTTGGTTGACCTCCAGTTTCGCCATCCACTCCCGCAGTTCCGCCATCCGGGATTCCTGGGCTGCATTGTGGGTCTCACTCTGTTCCGCATCTGCAATCCGCTCCTGGAGGGCCTGTTTTTCGTCCATCATTGCCTTGAGCCGGGCATTGAGGATCTCATCATCCATGTGTTCCAGCACCTGATCCAGCAGCAGTGCTTGTTGGTCGGTGATGTCCTTCAGTTTCTGACGCAGATCGATGAGACTGACTCCACCAACGGTATTGCCTCCCCAGGCCATTGCAGTGAATGTCAGCATATCCTCCTTCACTTCCGTTCCAGCCTGGACAAACTCGTTGATGGCCTCCTGGATGGCCTGATGCAGTTTTTCTTCGTCCAGCGTGGGGGAGTTATGGCAGTATTTCGTTCCAAATTCCAGCCGGGAGATGCACCGCCAAACGATCCGCTTTTTCCCGTTTCTGGCCCAGGTCACCCGCTTATAGGGCGTTCCGCACTCCCCGCACACCAGCAGTTCAGAAAGTGCATACTTGGCGGAGTATTTGCCCAACTCCGTTTTACCAGTTTTTTGCATCACTTTCCGCTTACTGGAACGGCGGGCCATCTCCTCCTGTACCCGGTAAAACATTTCTCTGGGGATGATGGCAGGGTGATTATTTCTTACATAGCTCTGTCCCCGTTCTCCGTTGTTCTTTTTCACCCGCTTACTGATGCAGTCGGTGGTGAAGGTCTTACCCAGCATGGCATCCCCGATGTACCGCTCATTGGTGAGGATGTTGCGGATCACCTGATACGACCATCGCTGGATAGCCTGGGCAGTGGGGACCCGATCTGCCTCCAACTCCTGCTGGATCTGGGACAAGCTGCATCCATCCAGGTACCTCCGATAGATGCGCCGCACCGTCTCTGCTTCCTGCGGGTCGATCTCCGGCTTTCCATCTGGCCCCTTCCGGTAACCCAGCAGTTTCTTATACTGGAAGGGCACCTTACCTGCCTTTTTACTCTCCTCTTTGCCCCAGATGATATTTTTGCTGAGAGACTCACTTTCTGCTTGGGCGAAACCGCTGAACAGGGTGATGAGGAATTCGCTGGACTCGGTGAGGGTGTTGATGTTCTCTTTTTCAAAGATGACCCCAATGCCATTGGCTTTCAGCATCCGCACTGTCTCCAGGCAGTCCACTGTATTTCGTGCGAAGCGGGATAGGGACTTGGTAAGGATGGTGTCGATCTTTCCTTTTTTACAGGCGGCTATCATCTTATTGAAGTTTTCCCGCTTTTTCATGCTGGTCCCCGAGAGTCCTTTGTCAGCAAAGATGCCGGCCAGCTCCCAGTCTGGATTCTCCTCGATTTTCTGGGTGTAGTAGGCTTTCTGTGCCTCGTAGCTGGTGATCTGCTCCTCGCTGTCAGTGGATACCCGGCAGTAGGCTGCCACCCTCTGGTGCTTCTGTGCCCCCTTCAGCGGAGCGTTAACATTTTTCGTTGCCGGTATGATCCGTACCTGCCTCTGTGCTGTCTGTTCCATGTTCTGTCCTTTCCCGGTGCTCCTGTTGGAAGGTGACTTTCACCGTATTTTCTTCCGATATGTTGATATGAGAAACCGCCAGCCGGATGTGGTCCCAGCACACATCCAGCGGGCGGTTTGTATGTTCCTGTGTGTCAGGGCAGCAGGCATACCTCGCTGCAACCCCTTGTAAGATCAGGGAGATGACTTCCTGGGGATCGTCAGGGTGCTCCAGTCCCCGGTTGATCGCATTGGTCAGGCGAATGACCTCTCCAGAAGGCTGATAGGAAGTCTGCTCCGGCCTATCCCATTCTTCCATTTGGTGTATGACTTCTTCCAACAGGATCTCGTCCTGTATGGTGATGGTGATACCGCAGTGAGCACACTTCAAGTACAACGTGTCTTTCCTGTGGTTCTTGCCACCCATTCGGTACAGCGTGGAGCCGCAGGAGGCACAGTGTAGGCGATCTGCCAGCTTGAGGATCTGGCGTTCCGCTTTTGGGGTCTGTTTCGCTGTTTTCTCCTGGATGCGGCTTTGGACGCATTGAAATGTCTCCGTGTCCAGAATACCTGGGTAGCCGTTCTGCCCTGTGTAGCGGGGGTTCTCCAAGAGACGCTTTACTTTGTGCTTATCCCATACTGGTACCTCTTTGCTGAACGGAATGTGTTCCTGATTCAGCAGGTCGGCCAGTTTCTGATAGGACAGGCCCTCCAGATAAAGGGAAGCTACACGAGCCACCACAGAAGCCTCTGCTTTTACCACCGTCAGCTCCCCATTTTGGATCTGGTATCCGTAAAGCAGTTTCCGCTTGCTCATCGTTTTGCCCTCCTAACTTCCTCCGTCAGCTCCACGCCACCCCAGAGCCGGAATCGGATGCAGGTCTGCGACTCTGCAATGATCCGTTCCACCAATTCTTCGAACAAACTTTCATCAAAGGTATCCAGCTGTTCCGGCCCGGATTTTATGGTGTCCGCCGTCTGATGCAGCCTGCTGATGGCATCCTCAATATCGTCATGCTCCAGCAGGCGGCGGCGTTCTCTCCGAAGCTGGGTGAGCTTTATCTGGATGGAACTCAGCTTGGCAGCACAGGCATCTGCATCCAGCAACCCTGCGGTTTGCAGTTTGCTAATGTTATGGCTCTGCTCGGCAACCTGGGCGATAGCTCGGTTGATCTCCAACATAGCAGGGTTCTCCCGCTGCAGGGCGCGCTCCAGGTCGTCCAGTTGGGTCAGGGCCGGTTTTAGGACGATGTCTGCGTTGGCCCTGATTTTGTTATACATCCGCACAAAGGCGGCGTATATTTCCGTTTCGGGTATCCGGCCCACTGGACAATCTGCTGCATTTTCATCATGCTTGCGACAGACCCAGGAGATCAGCCCCTTCCCGGTCGTTCGCCGCATAAGTGCCGTTCCGCATACTCCGCAGGCCATCTTACCCCTCAGCGGTGAATCCTGCTTGTCTAATTGCCGTTTCCGCGTCCGGCGTTCCTTCAGCTTTTGAACCCGCTCAAAGGTATCCGTATTTATGATGGCTGGGTGTGAGTTCTCAATATAATATTGATCGACCTCTCCGTGATTTCTTTTCACAGCAAATGGAAACTGATTTGTAGTATATCGTTTTAAAGTAAACGTATCACCCTTATATTTTTCATTATCCAAAATCAGTTGCACACTTCTTGGATTCCACGCCGCATTTCCCTCGGTCGTTAAAATACCTCGTTCCGTCAGCGATTTGGCAATCTCTCGGGTGCTGATTCCAGCCAGATAGCTGGCAAATATCCACCGCACAATGTCTGCTTCTGATTCTTTTATCCTCAGCCCACAGCCATCCACGAGTTCATAACCGAATGGTGGGTTCGTTGTAACAAAATCGCCGGCAGCCATCATTCTTCGCCAAGCGATTTTTAGATTTTGAGAGATGGAGATGGACTCCTGCTGGGCCAGAGCGCCAGAAACGCTCACCATCAATTCGCTGGTGAGCGTCCCGGTGTCGATATTCTCTTTTTCAAAGTAGACGGTCACACCCAGAGCGGACAGCTCTCTCAGGGCTGCAAGGCAGTCTCTGGTGTTCCGGGCGAAGCGGGAGATGGACTTGCACAGCACCCGATCGACCTTTCCCTTGCGGCAGTCGGCCAGCAGGCGTTGAAAGTCCTCCCGTTTATCCATCCGGGTCCCGGTCAGGCCCTCATCCGCATACACGTCCACCAGCTCCCAATCTGCATGGGCGCCGATCTGCTCCGTGTACGCCTTGATCTGGGTGGCGTAGGAGTGAAGCTGGTCGCTGGAGTCGGAGCTGACGCGGCAGTACGCAGCTACCCGCAGGGCCTCCGGGTTTGCCGCCTTGGGCGGGATATAGGTCACATTCGCTGCCATCGTCTCAACTCCTCTCAATTCATGATCTTGCAGTCTGTCAGGCCCTCCAGATGGTATCTGGCTGCGGCCTCGCTGTCAAAGCCATCTACATACAGTCTGCCCTCCGGCTTCTGGGCCGTATAACCATCCTCATAGCCGAGTGTTGCCGCCTCCTGGGCAGGCAGCACTCTGGCTTGGACGATCCCTTCTTTTAGCCGGTATATTTGCTCGGCGTAAAATGCGTATTCCATCGTGCTGACTCCTTTCTGCCCTTCTGGGCAACGCCAACACTACCACACTTGGGCGGGAATATCCATTACAATCCCCGAACAGTTTCCGGGCGGTATTTCTCTGCTGCCAGCCGCCGGATGGTCTCTGCCTCCTGGTCGTTGACAAGGCCAGCTGAACACATCTGTCCCAGGATACCCAGTGCGATCCGGTATTGCAGTTCTGTTTTGATGTTGCTCATGCCGCGCCCTCCAGGAAGTAGCCTTCCGGCTTCACAGCCCGTATGAATCGCTCCACATCCTTCAGGCTGTGGGTGACCGGCACTTCCGGCAAAGCAGTCAGCACGTCCCGGAAATAGCGCCGATCCTTCCCGGCACGTTCATCCAGGATAGCGACCACACAGGTATCTGTCTCAGTGCGGATTGCCCGCCCGAATCCCTGACGCAGTTTGATCTGCATCTCCGGCACCACCACGGCCCGGAGAAAATCGTGAAGCGTGGCGTGTTTCATCCGCTCCTGTTCCTTCACTGCGTCCGGCATCGGGAACGGCAGCCTGGGGAGGATGAGCAGAGATACGCAGTCTCCAGGAAAATCAAAACCTTCCCACGCCGCTCCAGCAGCCAGCAGAACACTGCCTGGGTGAGCCATAAACTCCGACAGCGTGTGTCCGCCGTTCCGGCCCAGAGTCAACACGGGATAGGGCAAGTCCCGCTGTTTCAGCCGTTCACGCACAGCGGACATGGCCGCGTAGGAGGTAAACAGCCCCAGGGCGTGGCCGTTAGCTGCGTCCAACAGCTTGACGATTTGTTCTGCAAGGTCGTCATAGTAATCGCTGTCGGCCTGGCTGGGCGGTATTTGGGGCAGGTACAGCAGACAGTTCCGCTGGTAGTCGAAGGGAGAGGGTGCGATATGCTCCCGCACTCTCCCCTCGGCCAGCAGGCCAGTTTCCTCTTTGAAACGCCGGAAGTTGCTGCCCACTGCCAGCGTGCCGGAAGCCAGTATCATGGGCCGGTCCTGCTGCCATAGCGTCTGCCGGAGCTGTGCTGTAAGATCCGTAGCAGAGGCACACAGCATGGAACCGCCAGTCTCGTCCTCAGCGGTATAATACACCATGTCCGGCTGGTGCAGGCAAAACAGCTTTGTTTTATCCAGCACTCGCTCCAGTTCCATCCTGGTGCCGGCAGTCAGCATCCGCCGGATCTGTCGGTGGATCACCGACAAGGTGCGTTCCACCCCATCCAGAGGGATGCTGAAATGAGAAAAGGAGCTGTCTCCGCTCCAGGGCTTAGCCATCTCAGACAGCAGAAGCCCTGCTGTGTCCTCCAAGGTCTCCGCCGCCAGCAGGAACTGTTCCCTCCGCAGTTTTCTGCATAGAGTATGCAGTTCTCCCGCTTCCAATGTAATGCCGAACATCTGTCGAGCAGTCTCCGTCAGTTTGTGGGCCTCATCCATTACGATGGCGCAGCTATCCGGCAGAATGGGACGTTTCCCACTCCCTCGGTGAATGGCGTCGGCCAGAAGGAGGTTGTGATTACAAACCTGGATGGCATATCTCTCTGAGGCACACACATCCAGATAGCAGAGATAGCGGCATTCAGTCTTGCCGCAGTCACACGTTGGAGGAACACAGATCCGTTCACGGTCATATCCGCTGAGATGAGGGGCCATGTCCAGGTCCAAATGGTCTCTCATGGAGAGGAGTGCCGCTTTTGCCAGCGGATTCTTCCGATCCAGGTTCGCTGTCTGGAGCCGCTTCATCAGGCGGGCATCACAGACATAGTGGGATTTTCCTTTCCGCAGCACTGCTCGGAGTGGACTGTCCAACATACCATCAGCCATCATAACTTTGGAGAGGAATGAAAGGTAATCGTGGATGATCGCACCCTGGAGTGCGATGCTGGAGGTGGAGATCAGCAGGGGCTGGTTCGGCAGACCGGCACGTGACCGGTATCGCCGAAACACTACCCCTGCTACCAGATAGGCGTATGTTTTTCCAATGCCTGTCCCGGCATCGCACAGGGCAATGCTACCATTCAGCATGGCGTCCAGCATCTGATGGCTCAGTTCCACCTGTGCCGGACGCTCCACCATCCCGTGAGCCGGGAGCAAGTCCCGGAAGACATGGTCGATATCTTGGTGAGGGTCTTTCCTGTAGTTATATTTTTCCATCATTCAAATCCTCATATCATTTGTTTGGTTACTGATCGTCTCACCGCATTTGCAGCTCGCCCCCCGGTGAGTTAGGAACAGCACGGAAAAGGTTTGGCAGACCTTCACAAACACATTCCGGGGACCTCTACTGCTTTCAGTCCAGGGAATGAGAAAACGGCCTTGCCGGGGCCGTCCGATCCGCTGTGGTATCGCTCGCCGAGGCCCCGCAGGGGCCTCCGGGTCTTGGCGCACATTGGATCTGGTGTCTGTGTAGTGTTCCGCGCTGCTGGTATGAACTTTTCAAGGAACAAAGGAGCCTGTCAGGCTCCGTCAGGAGGCGAATTTCAAGAGGATCTGCTCCATGACCTCCAGGTCTTCACCTCGAAGGTCAGCCGCCAATCGGCGGAGCAGGGCTGTCTGCTTGGGAGACATCCGCTGGCGATCCAGGTGATACCAATCCGCCACTCGGACCCCGCCGCCATAGCGGCCGCAGACTGTCTCCAGGGGATAGGACCGTGTGAGGATCTCAACATCCCGGCGGATGGTCCGCTCTGAGACACCAAGTTCAGCTGCTAAATTCTGCATGGTGTCCTTCCGACGCTGGCAGAGCAGCTCCAATATCTGTTGTCGCCGCTCCACAGCGTCCACGCCCTTGTCCCCCCTTCCTTCACTTCCTTGCTCATACTCTAACGGTTAATCCGGCAAGCCTTTGTCCGGGTTAAAAAATTTTTTGAAAAAATGAAAAATGGCCGGAGCAAGCCGATCTGTTTCCAGATCAGCGTTGCTCCGGCCTTGTGGTGACATATCGTCCCTGGTCAGTCAGCAGATTTATATATGGTTCGTTTTTGTGCTGCAGCCCTCTCCGTTTTCAGTCCAAGCAGATCTGCAAGAAACACGTGGCCACAACGGGGACAGCGGACGGAGATCACCACCTGCTGGCTGGCATTGGATAATACCTCTCCTTTTTCACACCATGGACAGACTAAACGATGGGCAAATGTATGGCACATCTATGACTCCTCCCTAAGATGTTCTCTTTTTGGTGAACACTTCGATAAAATAAATTAAATCAAATGGTGGTTTCTCAATCTGATCCGCATGGCCTGTTTGGATACCCGGAACAGAGCTGCCATATCTGTCACCAGTGTTTCCGTATCTCGGCCTGCCCGAAGGCGGTAAAAGGCCCGCTTTATCTGAGGAATGGGCATGAGAACAGCGGAACCAAGGATATTAGCCTGGATCTCCATGTCATCCTCCTGAGCAGCAAGTGTCATAGCCGCACTTTCTCCAGTCCCCTGATAGAGTTTCTTGTGAAGGACCCAGTGGGCCAACTCATGAGCACAGGTAAAGCGCAGCCGGCCAGCAGTCTCCTCATTCTCGCAGAGGGATGCGTCAATAAGAATCGTTCCCGCTTTGACGGGGAAAAGGATATACATCCCTTGCTCTTGATCATAAACAGCTTCTAATCCATCATCAAAAATGGTCTTCCCCAGGATACGCCCATTCTTACGGAGATATTGGTACTCCAGGGAAATACCATAGCTTTCAATAATCTCCTCTACAGGGATAGGCTGCGGATCTCCGTAAAAGAGGATAGTATCATAGGCACACAGCACCTTTCGCGCGATGGTTTCCAGCACCTGATCCCGGTAATAGGTACGTTCCATCCCTACCCTCCCTTTTGATCCTTGTCCCGTTGTGTGAGGCGGTCAATAAATGCTTGCCACTCCTCATCGGTAGCATCGACTTCCTTGGCTGTCCGCAGGGCGGCCCGCACAATATCCCGCTCCATGATATACTCCGGAAGGTCTGCCGATACACACTGTTCCTTGGACTTTGCAGCCAGATCCAGCAGATACCTCCGCTCATCCACATTCAAATGTAACTCCTGTGCCAACTTCTCCAGATACTCCTGTGTCGGAGCCGGTTTTCGATCTGTTTCAATATTGCTCATATACACCGGGGATAGGCCCAATCTGGCAGCCAGCCCTCTTAGGGTAATGCCCATAGAGGAACGCCTCTGACGTACAAAGCCTCCAAAGGTTTGTTCCATTTTTCCACCTCCACTTCGAGTGTTCTCTGTCTGGGGAACGTCTGCTCAAAGTATACCAAACAAATGTTTGACAATCAAGATATAGAAAGGGAGGTGTCCCCAAACAGGGACACCTCCTGTTTTTCACAACCAACTGGCCATCTGCCGCATTTCCTCCAGCACGTTATCTGGTTTCAAAATACGAATTTTTCCTGCGAAAGTAAATATCCATCCAAAGAAAGGAGGGCTGGGGGCTACCTCTACAATGGCTTGGAAGTGGTCATCATCCACTACCTCTGTGCGAACACCTTCACCAAAGCGGTCTATTATGCTCCGCATCACATCATTTTCGCAAAAAAGTGTTACCATTTGGAGGTCGTCCGGGTACATCCCAAAAACCTTTTGCACATACTCTGCCGGCTCAAAACCAAGGAGCTGGTGGCCTGGCTGATCCATCATCTCCACCGACGTCATACGGTCCACCCGGAACTGAGAAAGTTTCATATGTTTTTCTGACCATCCCACCACATAATAATGATCCCGATTCCAGATCAGGGCGTAAGGAGTGAACTGATAGCGATACCCTTGGTGTTTCAACACTTTCTCTTTGGTGGGGAGATACTCATAATACTGAAAACTGATTTGCTGATTGGATTGGATCGAGGATTGAATTGTATCTACAATGTAATAAATTGCCTCATTACTTGGTTTCGGCATCCCATCCATATAAATGTGCCTATCCAGCTGTTCCGCCTGGGCGCTGCTTGTGAGCTGCCCCAGTTTTCGTATCAGGTCCCCACTCTTTTTGGATGTGATAAACCGGGAGGACTCTACAGCATCTACCAGCAGTTTTAACTCCGGAAGTTCAAAGAGACGATCGCCAATAAAATAGTGGTTTTGTGTGCTCCTAACACACACAATGTCTACCCCAAGGGCGATAAGGATATCTATATCATGATAAACACTTTTCCGGCTTGCCTCAATTCCTAGGCTGCTCCAATGTTTAAGGATATCTTGTACAGAGGCAGGATGGGAATCATCTGTATGAGAATATAAATATTTCCATAAATAAATCACTCTGAATTGTGCTTCATTTTTCATGTCTTTCACCCTAATGCGCACACATCATTTTTTGAAATTACCTATTTTGTATGGTGTCCAGCCCCAAAGACCAGAAGCAGGGCGACAGCACAGAGAAGCAGGCCAATCCAATTTCGATCCATAATCAGCTTGATTACCGCCACAAGCAGCAGTCCGCCCACCAGGAGCACAACGCCGTTCATTCAGCGTCCTCCCGAGGCATAGTTCCCCATGTGGATGTCCAGCACCCCTCTGGGCAGCTGGATTGTTCCTTCTTTTCCGGAAACAGCTTCCAGTTTGATTGCTTCCGCTTCATCTGCGTATCGGTATTTTTGAGAAAAATATTGGATACTTTTCGTGAAATGATCCTTGTATTGCTGTATTTCTGCTCTTTGCTGCTTTACTTTAAGTTGCGCTTTTTTCTGAGCCAAAAGCTCTTTCCTCTCATGATCCATCATTCATTCCTCCGTTTCAGAGGGCGCAGGAATAGATGCTCATGGCCCCGTAATCGGTGTGCAGGACAAGACTGCTCTTGGTAAAGGCAAAATTCACCTGCCGCACCACAAAGGGGTCATCAATGGTAGCCAGCAGCTGGCCGCTGCCGGTATCCCACAGCTCTATGGGGGAGCTGCCCCAATCCTGCTGAACAGCCATCAGACTGCCCCTTGTCCGCGCCGTGCAGGTATCCGAAAAAAACAGCCCCTGCCGGACAGAAAACGGGAAAGGATTGTCCATCTCCTCTCCGGTCTGGGTCAGATAGAACCTGCCGCCCACCGAGAAGCACTGGTCATCCGGGGAGAAGAAGGGATGCCAGCCCTCATTGGGGATCACTACTTTTTGGGCGGACTTCAAATCGACCATCACATACTCACCCTCGGTAACACGGTAGGCTGCTTTGCTTTGCCGAGGAGAGAGTATCCCAAAGCAGCAATAGGCAAAATTTGGGTTCTTAGACTTCTTGCATTTTACCGTTTCCCGCCACACCTCTGTGTTGCTGCCAAAGTCAAAGATGACGATCTCCTCGCCCGTGTACCACAGGGCCAGGTCGCCGCTGGCATCCAGCATGGCCTTCATGCTGTTTTTCTTATTGGCAAAGGGCGTAATTTCATGGGTGCGGAGGGAGAACTGCTCCAAAAGATAGCTATTGTTCAGCAGCAGAGTATCATTGGGACAGAGAACCTGTTCATAGGTCATCCGCTTGCCGCCCAGAGAGACCGTTTCAAGGATCTCCCCGCTGCCATCGAAGTGATAGAGGATCTCATCCTCAAAATCGCCCACCACCCGCGTCAGGAAGAAGTCATCCCGTGTGAGGGCGGCAGCCAAAGGCATGAAGCCGTTGCTGTCCTTACCGACAAACCGATGGCACCGCGCCTGCCCAACAGCGGCATCCCGATTCTGATAGACAAATCCTTTCCGCATCTGGCCCATCATGGCGCTGGCAGCCTTGCTCTTGACCTGGAAGGCGGAGTCGCATAGGATCTCCTTGACCCTCCCACCATTCAAACAGGTTCGGATGGTATATCCGTCAATTTCAATCCGCCACTGTTTGTTTGTGGCGGGGTTAATAAAGGTTCTTTCTATCATGACTGCTCCTTATAGTCCATGCCCATCAGCGTCCGGTTCCTCCTCGGACGGCGTTTTCAGATTAACAATGCCTACTTCCCGACGGAAGGTGTGGAAGCTGGCCCAGGGGATGTCGCTGCCCTCGAAGAACTCCTTGGCCATCTGGAGCGCCGTAATGTCGCCAACTACTTATGTTCGTCCTTCGTTTTTCCCAATCGCATCCGCTAATTGACCACTGACGGCATCTATGTAGAGATATACCCCGTCCCGATCACAGTGGTACAGGTTAGAGTAGCTTGTGCTCTCATTCGGGCTGATGGGGTTGGGCTCTACCACTTCAGTGGCCTCCAACAGACCGACTCCTGACTTTGCAGCAGCAGAAAGTGCTTTTTTCAGCACAGCAATCTGTCCATTGCTCCAAAGCCCCTCCAGATCTTCAAGGACTTTTGGGTCCTGCTCCATGTCTTTGAGAAGTTGTATAACTTGATCTGGAGACAGATATACACCGGAGCAATAGTTTTCGATGATTCGGTTCTGCATGGGGTTTGGAAAGGAAACAGGAGTGATTTGTTCCCATGAGGTGAAGTACCGCGCATATTCTGGCTTTTGTTCCACCAGGAACGAAAAGGCACTACCTCTGGTGTAATAATAATCTCGGAAAAAACCTTGGATTACTGCAATATAGAAGCCGTGGCTTTTGTCAAACAGCTCGTTAGATTCCGTTTCAGCCCCAACGCGCAAGGTGTTCAGATATTTTTCGGCATAGAAATCCTCCATCCCATACTGCGCGGCAAGGGCCAGCACTTTTTCCTCCTGTCCCTGCTGTATCCAGGTTAAGGGAGTAAAATACCATTCCCGCATTTCCTCTGGTGAAATCGGGTGAAAACTCACATCGTATCCTACAAAAATCCTCCTTTCAATCCCACCAGAAGTACCAAACAGTGGACTGCCGCAGCACATCGGCCAGAGCGCCCACGGTGGCGTCCTCCGGCCCCTGGTCAATCACATCGGGACAGAAGCCATACAGTTCCACTGCTGCATCCATAGCCTTCTCCTCGGAAACGGGAGCCAGGAGCAGGAACTCCAACTCGTCGTGGCTCATGGCAGCGGGCACCGCCCCATGCTGTTCAAACCAGTATTTCGCAACTGCCATTAACTCTGGCGTGTTAGGACATTCATTCCAGCCACCAAAGGGCAGATAGGCAAAAATCTCCCAAGGATTCTTCACGGGGATTTTAGCCAGAATGAGAGGATAGGTCATATTATTATCGGAATTCCAGTAGCTTGAAAAACGACGGTTATCATATCCGCCCTCCATCTCGCCCAGGATCTCCTCATCCCAGTCCATATCGTCATCCTCGGCTTCTTCCTTGCGCTGCCCAATCATTTCCTCCAGGACTGCCTTACTGTTCTCGACAGGGGCGGAGAGCATTTTCTTCCGGTATTCGGCAACTTTGTCCGGGTCGAAAGCAAAGTCGTCCTCGCCATCGCTGTCCGGGTCAGAATTCATAATCAGGCATTCCCACAGGATTTCGTCATCCGCCTTAATCAGAACCGGCACAAAGCCCTCTTTGATACTTTCCCGTTTGGCATAGTTGTATGCCGACATGATGGGGTCATCATCCGTCATTGAGGGGAAATAGGTACATTCACAGTCCAGATATTCCATCATGGCTTCCGCAAGGTCTGAAGGCTCCAGAGTGGCCTCATCGAAACTCTGCCCCTGCCAGTTGGCGAACCGCTTTTCCATGACTTTTGCCATAGCCTGATAATAGTTTTCATCAAATGGGATGAACAGATAGGCTTCATCCTGGAACTTATCGGAATAATATTGCTCTGAACCGAAATACTCCAAAGCATAGTTATCAATGTCGCTGGGGAAGTACGGGCTATCCGCCTCGCCATAGTAATATCCAGCAAAGGCTGCGCCCTCCTTGTTGAACAGCGCCCCAAAGAGCTGTCCTTTCAGCTGGTCCCGGATAAAGCCACGCAGATCGGCGCGGCTCAGATCTGCCATAAACGGCTGCACCTGCTCCCAGTACCGCTCCATAAATTCCGCGCTCATCAGATCATGCTCCATGCACCAGCGCAGATAGATTGCCATGTGGTTGTAGGCATTGATCTCATTCACCGGCAAGCCCTTTTCCTGAATGGATTCCAGGTGCCATGCGGCATCGTCCATATCGCCGGTGAATTCTTCCTCTGCAAGCGTTCCTCTGGTGATGGCATTCTGGCGGGTGGGATTAACCACAAAACTGATGCCTGCCATTTTTTTAAGCAGAGCGTCCGCATCATGCTCCATCTTATACTCCATCTCATTCCGATAGAGCGGGATCACCTGATAGAAGTTGACCTCCTCGCCGCTCGGCAAAGTGCAGACTTCGCCTCCGTTCCAGACAACATCCTGCGGACCTACCAGAAGTGCGGCGCAGAGTTCCGTATCCTCTGCAAACGGCGATTGCTTATCCATTGTGTGGCCAAAGCCCAGCCAGGTATTGCTGGAAATAGGCAGGCGTGCCAACACTTTCAAGAGACCAATCGGCCAGTACCACCGCTCATCCTTCAGGGATTCCTCATCCAGTTTCCAATCCGGTGGCAGAGCGATGGCCAGCTCTGCTCGTTCCAGCTTGTATTCCGCCAGTTCCTCCGGCACATTCATCCGGTGAGCACCCATGCCCATCGTTACCAGTGTGTAATAGTCCCGCTCATCAGAGGGAGGAACAACGCAGATGTCCACATGGATGTCAGGGGAAACCAGCTCATGGAACACATTCTCAAACTCACCAAAGGTGTTTTTGATGTGCTGCTCTATCGCAGACATCTCATCCTCCGAATAAACCTCCGGCTCGCTGTTTTTTCTTGAGGACCAGAAGGCATCCGCCTTCGTGCCGTCCGGGTTCAGGAAAATCTGAAAATACTGATCGTCTCCCGGCTGTTGATAGACAAGACCAATGCGGCGGGTCTGGTCCACAAACACACCTGTTAGAATGCCCTCTGGTTCTCCTTCGGGGGTGTGGGTCAGCCATTCACCGCTGTCCAGCCGTTCCTTGAGCTGCCGCAGCCAGTCGGCTCCCATCTTAGAGAGGCCAGCTTCATTCATACGGAAGGAGAGCTCCACAAGATGTTCCTTCACCGGGTATTGGAATTCACAGCAGGGGGAGTTTTTCTCATAGTTATACCGCTCTGGGTGGAACAGCTCATAAAATTCAGCAAGCCCTGCTTCGTCTACTCGGATACAGGCTATGGCACGCTGTTTATCATCAGCATCTTCGTCCCGCCCCTGCTGGAGCATTTGATCGGCACCGGGGTCAATCCAGTGGCACAGCATCTGCTCCAGGGTAGCTCCGGCCTTGATCTCTTTTTTCAGGGTCAGGAACTCATAATCGCCCGGTTCCAGTTCCAATCCATGCTTGACGGCATCTAACGCGCCGGTTTGATTGCCAAAATGCGCCCGCAGCTTGCCCACCTGTAGCCAGATCCAGGGGTAGTCCGGCTCCTCCTGGGCACCTTTTTCCGCGTAGCTGAAGGCTTCTTCCAGTCTGCCGCAGTGCATCAGCGCCACAGAATACCGGTAGTACCAGGTAGCGCAGCCTGCGGCATTTTTCTCGGAATCCTTCATCCATTCCACAGTGCGGTAATAGTGGATATAGTCATTCAGATTGTTGCTGGCGAAGGCGTACCAGAGGGCAATCTGAAGATCCTGATGAGCCTGCTTTTCGCTGAATCTTCCTTCTTCTACACCGCTTTTGATAAAATTCTCCAGCCAGTCGAGCATTTTCCCAAAGTAAGCGGCAGTTCCTTCGTCAAAGGACTCCAGTATTTCAATATCCTCTGTCGAGAGCAGGGAGCCAGTTTCCTCATGAATATCAGGCTCCGGTTCTTTCTCGTCCAGTAGCGGCACACCGCCCACATCCCGCCGAAATGCGTGGAAGTGAGCATAGGGCAGGTCGCTTCCCTCAAAGAATGCCTGTGCCGCTGTTAGTACAGCGGGCAGATCCCAGGCGATAAAATCCAGATACCCACAATACAGACCAGTGGCCCCACCCAGGAAGGTCACGGCTTCCTCTCCTGCATCCCGCAGGATGGCATCCCGCAGGTTACCCCGGAAATCCAGAATGGCTTTCACTCGTTCCTCACCGGTAAAACCGGACAGCGGGTACAGGAGGAATCCAGCGGCAATGCCATCCTTGAGGTACTCATCCACCATATCACTGCGGGCAGTCAGGTAGTCGTTGATGAGCACCGGCAGGCGGCAGCTTCCAGTATAAACATCCAGCCGCCAGTCAGCCTCCGGGTCCTCCACCGGTTCCAGTTCATAGGCAAGATAACTGTTTTCCAGGTAGTCGCTGCCATCCCGCCAGAGAGAAAGCCCCATGCTTTGCAGCAACTCCGGCAGTTCGGAAAGCAGCTTGGCCGGTTCGTCTTTCGGTTGAGCATAAACATCAAACCCAGCAACAAAGGCGATAGCGGAAACTTCTCCGATGGTTTGATCCACCAGCATAGAGAGTGCCCACCAGACCTTGTCTGTGTCCTCTTTCAAGATCGGCGTCAGCTTTTCACAGTAAAGGACCAGACTTACCTGATGATCCTCTGTTTCCTCTGCCCACATCTGCACATCATCAGCCCGAACTTCGATCTCTCCAGCCCGCAGCTCGAACCCCTCACAGGGCTGGCGGCCTACCCAGATATTCCAATGCTCAAGCACCGATTCTGGGGCCTGCTTCTGGAAGTACACCAACGGGAACAGGCGGGAGCGAAGCCCCTCTGGACTGAGGATCAATTCATGCTTTTCGCCATTGAAGCCCAGCTCGAAGGAAGTATCACGCAGGGCCGTCTTGAGTGCATTCCCGCATTTTTCAACCAGTTCTTCGCCGCGCTGGTGTGTTTCGTCCGTATCTATGATTTGACGCAGTTCTGCCTCAATCTGAGAAAAGGCTGCCCATGCTTCCTGCGTCCTTTCACGGAAGTTCTTTTCAAAGCGGGGCAGGGACAAACGACGGCGGCAATCGTTTATGTACTCCTGAGTATCTTTGTCTCCGGGGCGGGCTTTCAGGGCCTTTTCAAAGTAACGCAGGGCGGGGCCTTCCTCATCCAGACAGTAATAGGCCAAAGCGATTCGATAATTCCAGCAGTGATCTTCGGCAAAATACTCCTCATGGGGAGCCAGAAGTTCCAGCGCCTTTTCAAAAGGCTCCCGTTCTCCTATATGTGCAACGGCAATATATGCCTTGGCCAATTCGCTGTCCAGTTCCGGGGTGCGCTCCTCGGCAGGAATCGCTTCCAGGGTGTCGATTACCTTCTGCGCTTCATCCTGTTCAAACCATTGCTGGCATTGTTTCAATAAATCCATATCATGATCTCCTTTTCCATCTTCGGTAGGGATAGGTTTCACTAATAAGCAGAGCTTGTAATTTCAAAGCTAAAATTCATATCTGCATTTATGGTGGCTTCTTCATTTGTGGCTGGTTGTATCACAAACTCAAATGTAGGTTCATAGTCCCCGTCCTGCAAGGTTTCTCCACCCAAAATCTCGATATGATACCAGCCATTTGCAAGCTCAATCATCGGCTTCTTATGCACTCTATAGTAAGAAATCAGATCTTTCACCTTTTCAGGCGTAAACTGTTCCAATATTGGCCATGTAAAAAGCATCAGCATATTATGATCTACTTTGAGGGAATAGCCACTTTTTCTAAGCTGCAATCGGTTTCTTTCTTTGCACAGCTCCGGTCTATCACCAGAGAGATTGAACAATATGGTATAGGGATAGTTTTCAATACCGGTCATTGGGATTACAATTCCTTCGGCAAATATCCTGTCGCCGCTTTCGTTTGTGGTAAACTCCATCGCTAAATCATCTGAAAGATGATTTGCCTGCTTCCAGTCCTCCAGCAACAAAATGTCACCAAGGAGAAAATAATTAACAAGATCGTTTAATACTTCCGTAAACCTATATATCATCCATTATGCCTCCCTTACAATCCTGTCCGTTGCCAGCCGTCCAGCCGCTCATGTACTGTGTCAATCGTCTGGTAATATCACCTCTCATTTTCGGGTGATACTATTCTCCACCCGGATGTCTGCACCCGGATAACAGGACGGAAAAAGTCATAGTCATTGTGAATCTCATTATCTTCCCGAACCTCCGGTTTACAATGAGGGGAACAGGGTAAATATCCAAGCAAAGGACCCATGCCTCCGCAGATATTGCAGCCTCCGTCGCCGCCGCAGGTGGTCAATGTTTTCCCGTCTACCAACTCTCGCTTATAGGGGTCGTAGGCAATAGACAGGCCAAAGAAGTTAGCCTGCTCTATGTCGTATGACTTACCCTGTTCTTCCTCTCTTTCAAAGTGGTGTAGTTTCATCTTGTAGTCCAGTCCATCCCCCCAGGGAAACAGGGTTCGGCATCCGCCGCCGCACAGGTAGGCCCACTCATCCGGCGTGGGAAGGCTAGCTGCCAGCTCCCACAACAGGGACCGCTGAAACTCTGGGTAGGTCATTGGATGGCACAGCCACGCTCGCCAGCTATCAGCATTGCGTTCAAAGCGGACCGTTTCGTGTATTTCAAAGCTCTGGCTGTCCTGACCCGCCCACCTCTGCAAGTTCTCCAGCCACTCAGGGTGGGCGGTGATGCGAGGGTCGTTCATGGGTACACTTTCCCAGCCAATCTCCTCCAGTTTTCTGCCCACAAACATGGGGCCAATGGTCATCTGGCGTACTGGGGTCATACCTTGCCGAAGAAATTCCTCCGCAGTGCCCTCATATTCGATTTCCGCAAAAATATCCGCCAGTTCCTCTTGGTTGGCCTTGTCCATTCCTTGGATAAAGCCCTCCCAGCCAAGAATCACGGTATCGCCTGGGACAAAGACAAACTCCCGGCCACCTTTTTCAAACAGGCCGGTAGTGCAGCTCTGTCTCCAGCGGGAAAAGGCGTATAGTTCTTTGAATGTCAAATTATAACGAGTCGCCAGCGTCTGCATCAGCCAGAGCTTATCGGACAGTTTCAATGTATCAAATTGTGGTCGAAATAAATTCTCGTTCATATCAAGTCCTCTTTCAATTTGCTCCGGCAGACTGTGATTCCTTTTCCACAAGGCGAACCGCCTCCGTCAACAGCTTGGGAAGCTGATTCCTTTCTGCTGTTTCATACTGCTGGACTGGATGCGTCCAATCAAAATTTTGAATGATAGAAATGATATATCTGTCCTGATACCAGCCCATATCCAGCAAGAAACTGTTTGGATATTCCACTTGCAGCATATCTTCTTTTCGTGTGTCATCCAGAAAGGTGACCGTTCCGGTACCAAAATCCACCTTTGACCAAACTTGCACGGCAAAATTCCTCCTCACGATTCTCCGAAATGCTCCAGATACAACTCCCGCACGGAATAGGGACCAACAAGGGTCGTTTCCTTTCGGCCATCCCAGGAATACACATGAATTTCGCCTTCATCCCCAATGTACCGCTGCTCCTCAAAGGGTGCGGGAAAGGGGAAGCTTTCTACGATGCTCCAGTCAATCTTGGGCTTCAGCCCATCAAACTCCTCGCGCTTGAGCCTTTTGAAGTTAAACACCAATGCTGCCCCAATCCCATCGAACAGCAAGTCTGCGTATTCTCTGGGGGTGATGCTCTCGCTTACATTGGCGGCTTTGATGTCCACATTCAGGACCTTGTCGCCGCAGTTTGTCCATATTTTATTGGGAGAGAACCAGGTAGTCCGCTCCTTGCCGCCTACAAAATCCTCACGGAAATAGCTTCTGTTTGCGCTGTCCATCTCGACACCTTCCCGAAGCGGCCCGTTGTACGGGGAAAGCGGATAATATCGGTGTTTTGCTGGGTCAAACTGGTCAAACGAAATGTCCAACAGATACCCATGCTTCTCACTGCGCATAAGCTTGTGTGGCTTCACAATGTTTTCTTCGATGAAACTCCAAATGTACTCGTCCACATGAATAGATACACGAGGGCGACTGAATAATGTGATTTTGTAGTGATCCTCTCTGTCCATTCTCTCCGTATTGAACCAAATACGATGAATTTTAACCATAGTTATCCCCTCGCATGATTTCTGCCAACGACACTTCTGTTTCCGCCTAAAAAAGCAGTTCACCGAAAAACAGTCTGAGAACCACGGCAGATAATGATTCAAGCTGTGGCTTGCTGAGAGGAGTGTAGTGAAGGACGATTTCTCCATACAACTCCGTGTTGATGTGGTGTTCTTCCAGATACCGCAGAACTTTTCGGTTGTTCCGCACGATATTTAGACGAAACCTGGTATTATCAAGGGCATATTCAAAACAGTCCGGGTCAATCAACTGACCATTGGCTGGATCATTCATTTCCAAGCGGAGTGTTTCCGCGCCGGTCTTGCGGGAGAGTGTAAAGTAGCCATCCTCCAGTTCAAAGGACAGGCAGGACAGTCCTTCCTCATTGTCCAGCTCCCAAGTCATTCTTTTTGCAAATAATTCCATTGGTTTACCTCATAACTGTTCCAAGGTCATTTCACAAAGAACCAGCTTGTTTTTCTCATCGCTGAGAAATGCCCGGTTTCCCCATACATCCAGCACATGGAAGGAAGCGTATCCACGGGGCATGGCAAGGTCGATCAGCACCAAATCTGAAAGGCGCAGCACCTTTTGTTTACCCTTCCAGTCATCATTCTTAAAAATGGGAGACAGGATCAGGCAAGTCCTGTCACCGGAGAATTTTCCGCGCATCCCGTGTTTTCCGGGCAGGCGGCTTAAATTATCTTTGCCCCACAGTTTCTTTTTGAATAGTCCGTTTTCCTCCAGTTCCAGATACCAATAGTAGCCCATGAGAGAAAGACCTGCCGGATTGATGGTGCTGCTTTCCAAAAAGGCATAAAACTGTCCATTCTGTTCCAGTATAGAGCCAATCATAGGATAGTTGTAGTGAAAGTCTGCCTGGGCAAAATTTCCGCCAGCACGCTCTACTGCCGCCAAATGGGTCTGTCGGGTTCCTGCTTTGCTGTATACACAAGAGCCGCTTTCTGCCCAGTGTGCAGTCATGGTTTCAAGGTCTACCGTCAGGCTGGTAAAACTGTTGGTCGCATCAGCGGAGTTGTCCACTCGGCACACAATAGGGAAAACGCCCTGGCTTCCGGTGACTGCTACCGGCTTGGGAATACCCTGGGCACACCAGTTATCCATGGGGATCGGAATCCACTCTCCATCCATCTGCGGCATCCACCAAAGGGATTTACTGGCCGGGCAAACCAACAGTATTCCTCTGTCGCATGAGAGCAAGACAGGATCTTCCCAAACATCTTGCTGCTCTTTCGGCTCCGGGCTGGGAATCCACCTGGAAACTTCGCCTTTGACCCACAAAACGCCGCTGCACTTTTGCGCGAGATGATAGGTCCAAAACACAATTTCATCCTCGCTGCGGGCCACCATACCTTTGCATCCAGTCGGGCTGTATTTGAAGGAAGTTCCCGTCAGTTCAAATTCCTCGAACTCCCAGTCCTTTATCACTTTTAGTTTCGCTTTCATGCTTTCACCTCACAGCAAGTCTACCTTGATACTGCACCGTTCCAGAACCGGCAGCACCTGTTCCGGCTTGGAGGACATGAGAGTAATATGGTTGAGATTGGGGAACTGGCGCAGTTCCGCCTCCGTAATGGTATTAAGATCAAAGGCTCCATCCTCGCCATCCCAGAACGGACAGAGCTGGGTATAAATCTCGCTGCCGCCATCCATCTCAATTTCTGTGACCTCCGGGGCCAGCCGCTCCGGGACAGGGTATTTCTCCAGCCACTTCCGAATCTCTGGGATGGGTTCATACCCTTCCGCGTCAATGTCGATCTTGCGTCGGCTATACTCTCTGGCAAACTCATGTGCATCCAGTTTAGGAGCCAGTAAGCCTTTCTCGTACATCAGGACTTCCATAACCGCCAGCTTGAAGTTGAAGCTGGTAAAGGTGAGCACTGGTTCAGTCGGCTTGGATAACTTGTATTTCTGCGCTTTCGCCGCCTTATTCTCTGGCTCTTTCCAGCTGATCTGTACCATGGCGGAGAGGGCCTCCAGCTTTGCTTTCTGCGCTGATTGCTCCTCTGGAACAGGACCCGGCAAGCGGGTATAAACGGTAAAGCCGCCTAATTTGAGGGTATGGGCAAATCCGGCGAAATCCTTCCAGCTGGCCTCTCGGTAGTCCTTGGACCCGATCCAAACCGCTCCGTCAAATGTCTGCCGGACCGCATACTCTCCCTGTGCCGCTACCCGGACACCAATGGTTTTGATGGTCTGCTCATCTTCGTCCAACCAGCCCTGTAGTCCAAGTTCGTCCCACAAAGCAAGTGCCTGGGTATAGGGACTCTCTCGGCCTGTAATGGGGCTTTTTCGTGTTCCATTTTGCAGGACAATGTGGGCAGGCCCCAACTTTTCCGCCAGCTGCGACAGAGTAAGCGGCGGCGTAAATACCGCCCCCAGGATTGTCAGGCTGTCTTTTTTGAGAATGATTTTTCGCTCCGTGGCCTTGGACGGTAGAAAGATGGGCAGATTCGGGTACACTTCTTTGTACTCCCGCCATTCCAGCTTTTTGGGCTTGTTTGCCGTCCGAAGGAAGCCCCAGAAGTCGATGGGATAACGAAATACCGGCCCAACCCTATCCCGCCGGGTGACGATGACCACCGTGCCATCGGTGAGTATTCCAATGTGCTGCATTTTCTCCCCGCCGAACATTTCCGGACGGATACGCAGCACTTCACGGGTGTTCCTATTGATGAGCTGGGCAAAGTCATCGGAGAGGATCTCGCCGTTTCCCTGCACCAGCAGCCAGTCCCCGGTAAACCAGCGAAGTTTCAGCCCCTCGCCCATTCCAGGCAGGGGGGCAATTCGGCACCGCCCGGTGTCCATATCCAGTTCCAGCAGGCATTCTTCCATCCGCCCCTTGCCACTGACTGCGTGGATCATGGTAATGCGGCCTGTGCCGGGAACGGGAACGGCCTCGGAGAGATGGTCGTATCCATCCAGTGAGAAGGTGTGTTTTGTTACCTTGCCGTTTTCCCAGCGGTAAATCTGCCCCTTGTACCACTCGTTGGAAAAGTAGACCCGGCCCAGACCGTCTGTCGTAATGCCGCAATGGTATTTGGTGCTCCATCCATCTTCCGGCAGAGTCCAGTTTTTCACATCCTGACAGGTGCCCCGGTCTGTCAGTTCAATCCGTGTAGCGTTGGTGGGATCACCCACCCAGAGGGAATGGTCAGCCCAGCACAGGGTCTGGGGTGGACCGTCATATCCAATGGGGGACGGTTCGGCCCAGTTAAGCGTGGCTGGATTCTTGCTCAATAATGCTCGGCCAATAGTCCCGCTGCCAGCGGCCCTGGACGCGGCATAGAGTCCATTTTCTGCGGAATAAGTGAGGCACCCAAGGTGCGGCAAGCTGTGGGCGCGGGTCACCTGGGGCGGACGCTGGCGCAGATCGGCCACACAGCCGTTTTTCCATTCTTCTGCATCCTGGTTTTTCCATTCGCCCGCCGCAAAATCACCCGCCAGGGAGTTGAAGAAATAATCGTACTCATCCTGAAGTATGTATTCCTCGCAGGGCATTAGCTTTCCAGGGTCCTGCTCCTTGGCATGGTCGCCCCATTTTCGTCCTTGCTGTTTCATCAGGTGACAATATTGCCCCTGCTTTTTGCAGTAGCGTTCCCATTCGCTGCGTTCTTCCTCTGGGATCAAGGCAAACAGATACTCGTCCTCATCGTCCAGGTTATACAGTGCCCAGCCGAAGGCAGACAGCTCCTGCCCCAACGCCGCCGCCCCTTTTTCATGGGATAGTTTCATATATTGAACGCCAACGGCATCAAAGCGTTCATCCAGCAGCGCCGGGACCTGTGCGCCCCATTTCCCTCGAAGTTCCGCCAGAGTGTCCTGTACGGCTCCGTCAAATTTCAAAATGTCCAATGCGTCTGCGATTTGTTCTGCAAAGTTCAACACCAACTGCCCCCCTTATTCCGTTTATTCTTCTATTTCATCCGCTTCCGACAAGCCATATACATCCGTTGGCGTATCCCCTGAAAACTCAACCATAAGTCCAAATGGCTCCCCCACAGGAAGGGTACAAATCTCAAAGTGCAGGCCCCATTCTGTCTCATCATAAAACAGAAATTGCGGCTGCTCGGCGGGAATCTCCGTTTCAGGGAATGGAGCGCGCTGCAATCCAAACTTCTCAGGGCTTTTACCAATCTGCGCCTGAATCTCATGCTCCGCTTTTGAAAGATACTCCCGCCAGTTTTGAAGCACAGAACGGATAAAATCCAGGTTTGCCGACTGAAGTTCAGATGTGTTCAAAATAATGGAAAACAGGATCTCTGTGTCTGCGATTCTTCCAGTCCAGCAGTGGATGGTCCCTGGTCCTTTCTGAAAGGTCAGTGCTCCCAATCCCAAATCGGAATGTTCAAAAAACTGTTCCATATCATTCTTGCCCCAATCCCCAGGTTACAGCGACAGCCATGTGGTCAAAGCACTAATTTCCTCCCGCAGCAATCCGGATTTCCCAGCGGCGGCAAAGGCTTTTTGGATACTGCCATAGCGCCGCCCGGAGCGGTCTACCAGCTGGAGCGCGGCTGCCTCCAGACCGGGAATTGCCAGCACAGCATCTGCCAGCGCCTGGGCGGAGAGTTTATCCCCGATCAGAGAGGCGGCAAAGTAGCGCAAATGGCTGTGAGAGAGGGCGGACAAATCGCTGAGTTTATGCAGTTCATAGAGTTTCAGGGCATAAAGGGAAGGAAGCCCATCCAGAGCCGGTAGTTTCTGCACAGCTGGTAGTGACTGGAGATAGAGTTTCTGAAGCCGGGTCGCCGGAGTCAGGAAAGGGGTGAGATCTTCCGTTTTCCGCATTTCCTCCAAATGGAGATTGGTAATGCTGGAGAGAAGCGGGGTGATGTCGCCATTCTTTTCCCCACGCAGGTGGAGAACACGCAGGCCGGGGAGAGAAACATTGTCCCAGGAAACAGGGGCCGACAGCCATAGGGACAGTGTATGAAGCTGCTTTAGCTCGGAGAGAACTTCCACACCCTCACACTTTTCCATTAAGATCAGTTCCTCCAGATTGGGATAATCTCGCAGGAAGGACAGATTCACCTTCCGCTCTCCCGTCACAGATAGGCACCGTACCGCATCCGGCTTTCGCCCATTCAGATCAATCTTTTCTCCGCCGCGCCAGAAAACTGCGGTGCAATATGCCTGTTCCATTTTGCTTCTCTCCTTATTCTGCTACCAAAACAGTCCTGTTGTACTCATGCCAGTTCCGCATCCAGAATCTGCACCTGTTGCCCTTTTTCATTCACATAGTAAAGTGCAATGTAGTCGATGCCGTCCCGCTTGACCTGCTCCCAGGGCATCCGCTCACCGTTGATCAGTTCTACGGTATCCGCTTCGTCCACCTCAAAGTCCTCTTTTTCGTTCTCATAGTCGTTGCCGCAGCCCAGCTCCAGCACCAACTTGGAGGCAGGGATTTCATACCGCTTGAGGGGGCGGTGTTCCAGTTCTGCCGGATCATGCTCATCGCAGAACAGGTTGTTATAGCCATGCCGCCCGTTGTCGAAGATGACAAATGTCTCGCCGCTCTCCGGGTCACGGGCTGCCACCAATCCAGGGGCCTCGTCGCCATCTATGATATAGGGTTGGGGCTCTCCCTTCACCGTGAACAACTCTCCGTAATACCAAACCTCCAGCAGTTCATTTCCAGCAGAGGAGCAGAGGGTCACGGTGGGCAGGCGCTTTTGTGCCTGTTCCTTAACATGGCCCTCCAGCCAGGTGGGAATTTGGGGAAGGGACGCCCCTTTCTCCTGGTTGGCGGGCGACGCCTGTGCATCGTTCCACGGCTCCATATCCAGGCTGATGATCCATCCCGTATAATCGCTGTACTCCATTGTGGTGTGCGCCCGGATATAATCCTCGCCCCAGAGGGCCACATCCGCTTTGCTGTACCAGGTAGTCTGGGTTACGCCGTCCTCATTGGTAACATCGCAGCAGAGATAATCTTCCGCTTTTCCGTTTCTCAGTGCTACCATACGGAGGATTCTGGTGTCTTCAGGGGTGATGTCTCGAAAGTTTAATGTTAATGCCATTGGGCAGCCTCCTTGTAGTAAAAGATTTCGCAGATCTCTTTACGCATCCTGTGATCGAAAAATTTCAAAATACCGCTCTTTCAGTTCCTTCGGAGCCGTCTTAATGACCTTGCTGCCGCCGTTTTCAGAGGCTTGCCCCCAGATGGCCCAGAGCAGGCTCTGCCAAGCGATGGCCCGGAATTTCGGGTCTTCATTTTCTTCCGGCAGGAGATAAGCGGAAAAGCGGCGCTTGACTGCCAGCAGTGCATCCAGGCTTTCCCCATTGGCGATCAGGCTGCGGAATTCTCTGGCAGGCTCCAGCCACTGCATAGATAATGCGCCCCGCACCAATACCCCCAGTGTCCATAATTGAAACCCAAACTTCCGAATCAAGGCATGAAGAAATTTTCCTTGCAGGGAGGAGTGCTCGTCGTCGCAGAGATCCAGATACTCCGTCACCAGCGGCGCCCACGGTTCTCCCTCCAGCCCCAGGGCAAACACGGCGAAGGTGCCGGGCATCGCACAGGCTTCATCCGCAAGGTTTTGATACCACTCAAACTCCCGCATAGCCAAACGAGCGTATCGCTCCATAGCCGGATGAAGATCAGGGTGCTGCACAGCACAGGCAAAGAGCTGATTGACGCCCTTTTTGGGCAAGCCGGGAATGGGCAGATAGAGTTTTTCCTTCCCACGGAACTCCACCGAGTAACTGCGGGAAAATTCCTCCTGTTCCAACACCGCACACAGGTAGTCCAGGATTTCAGCATAGCACTCCTCGGTGGAGTCCCTGGCGGTGATGCGGATGGCAGCAAACGCATCATTGGCCGATGCGGTGAAATGCTCCGTCTTACGCCGCTGGATGTCCTTTGGCAATTTGCCGCTGCCAGCTGTTTTCAGCTGCTTCACCATATCCGGGCGAAGCTGGGAAACCAGATCAAGGTAGTGTTCGGTTATAACCGTATTATCGCTGGCTCCATACACCGTATAGCAGACCGCCACATAGCAGGTAAAGCGCAGTAGGTTCTCGTCCACATCCTCCGGCCGTAGCTCCGGCCATGCGGTACAGAGTGGGAAAGGCGAAAAGTAGTCCTCATTCTCTCTAATCTCAAAAAACCTCTCCTGCACCTGGTGTTTGATGTATTTTCCCAAGGTGTAGCCAATCTCCCTCCAGCCCACCAGCCGCCGCAGGGCATCGCAGAATGTAACAGCTTCCTCATAGGGGAATCCCTTCAAAGGCAGTTTGGACAGATACCGCTCCAGGAGCTGGCTGGGAAGAAAGGGCGTTCCGCTTTGGTTCCGAACGACCATCGGATAGCCGGAATGGTTTTCTTTTGCAGTTCCATCCAACACATCCTGGATGCACTGATCGGCGTGTTCCAGCACTTCGGGGTTCGTATCTGGTTTCTGGATCAAATAATAACGACCTTGTACGCCGTCGCGTTTCGGCAAACTCATAGCAGGCCACCACTTCCTTCCAGGTTCTCCGTTATCGGAATAAAAATCTGTCGGTAAAGTTCCTTCAGTTCCTCCGAAGCTGCTTCCACCACTTTCTGACCACCCTTGGCGCTGGCTTTGCCCCAGATCACATAGCAGACCGTTTCCCATGCGTATTGCAGCACTTCCTCCGGGCTGGCTTCTGTTTCCTCAGCGGGTTCCTCGTCCTCGTCATCATCCTCGTCGGAGGAAAAACCGCTTGGAACGATCTCGGACAGGTGGATTTTTGCCTCCAGCAGAGCGCCCAGGCTTTCTGCATTTGCCATCCACGCGGTATAGTCCTTGGAATACTTCATGTTCTGCATGGACAGCACCCCACGGACAAATACAGGGACGGTATCGGCGGTAAATCCGAACTGTTTCACATACTCCCGGAGGAATTTTTCCTGTAAGTGGGAGTGCTCATCATCACAGAGATCGAGATAATCCCATACCAGCTGCCGCCACTCTTGCCCCAGCATTCCCAGGGCGAACACGGCAAAACTTCCGGGGAGTGCGCACTGCTCATCGCTGAGATTGGTGTACTGCTCATATTGCCGCATGGCAAGCCGGGCGTACCGTTCCATCAGGGGGTGGAGGCCAGGGTACTGCACGGCACAGGCAAAGAGCTGGTTTACTCCCTTTTTGGGCAGTCCTGTGATGGGAAGATAGCTCTTTTCCGGCCCTTTGAACTCCACCGCATAGCTGCGGGGAAAGTCCTCCTGCTCCAGAATCTCACACAGGTAGTTCAGCACTTCATGGCAGCATTCCTCCGTGTTGTCCCTGGCAGTAATACGGATAACGGCAAAGGCATCGTTGGCCGATGCGGTGAAGTGCTCTGTTTTCCTCTTTTGCAGAGAGAGCGGCAGCCTGCCGGTCCCGTGTTCCCGGAGCTTTTTCACCATATCAGGACGGACTTTCTCCACCAATCCAAAGAGGTAATTGGCGTCCAGATACTGAAAGTCCAAGCCATACACTTTATAGCTCACCGCCACATAGCAGGCGAAACGCAGCAGCGGCTCCGGGACCTCCTCTGCACGGATACCTGGTTTCAGGGAATACTCCCGATCCCAGAAGCGATCATCTTCATCGCCTGTTACAACAAAATACTTCTCTTGTAGCTCCCGTTTCAGCATATCAAGTAGATGGTGGTCAATTTCACCCCAGCGGCTCTGGCGGCGCAGGTTTTCGCTGAAGGCGATGGCCTTTTCCGCATCCAGGGTCTCGGCCCGCTGTATTTCGGTCCATGCCCTAAGCAGTTGCCACACCTCAAAGGGTGCACCTTGACTGCTGACCACTACCGGTGGCCAGTGGGAATCATCAAGCCGCGTGATTTTCCCGTCAATGGCATCCTGGATACACTGGTCAAAGAGCGGTTGCAGTTCTTCCTGTACCTCGGGCTTCATCCAGTAACAGCGCCCGTCCGCACTATTTCGTTTTGGTAAATTCATATCAGGCCACCTCTTTCCGAACAATAAAAAATGCCCTGCGCCGCACTGCCACAAGGGCAGACGAACGCAGGACATAAAAAGGCCGCAAGAGAGACGCCACATCCACCAGCGGATGTGGTTTCTTCTTCAGCCAAAATCAATTTTTCATATTTGAACAGAACAGCCGTGGACTGTCCCAGTTTTTCTTCCATAGCAAGACCTCGGGTTACAAATTTCTAAATGGGTAAACTTTTTTATTTTATTATATCACATCATCTGTTTTCTTTGGAAGAGAGATTTGCTCCTCAGCCAAATTTGTGATGTGGATTTTTCCTTTTCTCTTTCCCGTACCAGCATACTCCAGCAGTTCTCTGGCGTTGCTGGCCGGATGCCACACATAGGCGATGAGAAAATCGCTGCGCTCCACCATGTATCGGTTTGCGCGGACGATGGCAAGCCGTTTGGGGACCGTTTCCAAATCCGGCGGATAGAACAGAGCGTCGAACGCCTCTGGCAGATCCGCCTTTCTGTTGACTGGGTAATATGGGGTCATCAACATCAGTGTAATATCCGGGTGCGCTCGCTTGGCCTGCGACAGCGCCCGGATCACCAGACGGTCGAAATTCCCATACTGGCCCACCACAAATTCAGATACGCCATATTCTGCGATATGGCGCTCTATGGTTTCAAGCAGGGTTGGGTACACCCGATCTGGTGTCTCTCGATGACCAATGAAAAAACAAGAACTTCTATGCTCCATACCCGCACATCCAAACTATATAGTCGATATTTTCATTATATCTATTTTAATTAGTCGTATCAAGTGGAATAACTAAATTAACCAAACAGAAAGTTCGGTCACATATAGTACAATCAGTCGGAAAAGAGGTGGAATACGGCATGGAACAGTCTGAGTTTTGTAAACGTCTGGTGGAACTCCGCATGAATAAAGGCGTATCGGCACGAGATATGAGTTTGTCCATTGGACAGAGCCCAGGCTATATTAACAACATTGAGAATGGGGTCAATTTCCCCTCCATGACCGCATTCTTCTTTATCTGCGACTATCTGAATATCACGCCGAAAGAGTTTTTCGATACAGAGACTTCTGCTCCAACAAAAGCACATGAGTTAATGGAGGCAATTAAGGGCCTGAATGTCGAGCAATTGGACAGTCTGATTGCCATTGCTAAGAATTTGCGTCGGTGATGGTTTGATATTGCCACCGAAAAAATTGAATAAGTCATAAGGGACAGCGTTTCGCTGTCCCTTATTCAATGATCACAGCAATGTATTCCCCTTGATCCCTATCTGCAAATATCAATGCTTATGGATTGTTGTATTTTATATCCATCTGCGGTACAATCATCTGCGGTGGAGGGCCAAGAAGCCATCCCCCTATCGCATTGATCATCACGCAGAAAGGCAGATCGACCATGATACAAAAGGAATTGAATGAGCTGCGCCGCCGCTGGCGGCCGGAGAAAAACGCTGTCAGCCGGATCTACGGCTGTTTTGTCAATAGCAGCAAAGAGATCGTTTCTGATCTGGACGAATCCCTTGGGATGATGCCCCAGGAGGAGGCTGAGAAGTATCTGAGCCTTTTGAAGAAGGGACTGTCCGGTTCTCTGGGAAAAAACCTCATCGACATCGTATTCTCCACCCAGCAGGTGGCAGACAGCGAGGAGCACCGCCTGCTCACCACACTGCGGGATTCTCAGCTGAAGGACAACGAGGCCCGTCAAGCCTTTTACCGTAAGGTGATCGATAGTCTGGACATGGGGAACAGCAGTTACCTGCTGCTTCTGGCCTGTGACAGCTACGATGTCCCCCATCGCGGCAAGGATGATTCCCTGCAATCGGATGCCTCGGATGAGGTCTTCACCTACATCGTCTGTGTGGTGTGCCCCATCAAGGAGGGCAAGGTAGAGCTGGGATATTTCCCTGGGGACAATGAATTTCACTGTGCTGCCGGACAAACTGTCGCTCCTCCGGAGCTTGGCTTTCTGTTCCCGGCCTTTGATGACCGGGCAGCAAATATCTACAACGCTCTCTTTTACACCAGAAAGCCCAGCGAGATCCACCAGGAGTTTATCGATGCGGTCTTCCATGTGGAACCGCCTATGTCCGCTGCAGAACAGCGAGAGGTCTTTGAATCGATCCTGGAGGATACGCTGGGGGCAGGTTGCAGCATCGAGGTCGCCCAGGCGATCCACGACCAGCTTTCCAGCCAGATCAGGGAGCATAAGGAGTCCAAGAGTGCCGAGCCCCTGATCATGACCGCAGGTGAGATCGGGAAAGTCCTGCTGGCGTGCGGCGTGACGGAGGAAAATGTTGCAGCATTCCAGGTGCAGTGCGGGGAGCGGTTCGGTGTCAGTGCCGTCCTCGATCCTGCCAACTTGATCGACCCTGGCAAGTATGAAGTCAAGACCGCCCAGGCCACGATCCAGGTCGACCCGGAATTCAGCTATGCAGTTACTACCAGGGTGATCGATGGCCGCGCCTATCTTCTGCTCCCTGCGGATGATATCCAGGTCAACGGGCTTCCCATCCAAGTCACAAATGGTCAGGAGACGGAGACGATATGAGTAAACGGCTTGTAGCTTACTTTTCATGTACCGGAACGACTGCCAAAGTTGCCGAAACTCTGGCGGAGTCTATCGGCGCTGATATCTTCGAGATCGAACCGGCTGTCCCTTACACAGCTGCGGATCTTGACTGGCGGGATAACACTTCCCGAAGCAGCGTTGAAATGAATGATCCCCATTCTCGCCCAGCAGTCGCATCGAAGCGGGACAACATGGCTGACTATGATACGGTTTTGGTGGGGTTCCCGATCTGGTGGTATGTGGCACCAACCATCATCAACACATTTCTGGAATCCTATGACCTTCAAGGAAAAACCATCATTCCCTTTGCGACATCTGGTGGGAGCGGTATGGAGCAGGTCAGCAGCCATCTTGCTCCAAGCTGTGTCGGCGCAAAGCTGCTTTTAGGGAAAGTATTTCCTTCCTCTGTGACCAAAGAGGAGACAAACACTTGGTTCAGCAAATTACAGGCTCGATTGGAATAACATATTCCCGATGTATAAAGCACCCTTTCTGTGCTGTTTGCAATCGCTTTGTTTATGCTGCAACGCCATAGAGGTCATGGTTCACCTGTGCGGCGTAATAATTCTCCATGGTGGCAGGTGCATTGTAAAGTGCAGTCAGGAGGTACTGCCGAATATTGCGGATGTGAGTGGTGTTGTCCTTGAGGCACTCGAACACATAACGGATATGGCTTCCATCCAGTTTCAACAGCCGGGACTTTACAACTGCCTGGGGCAGATCATTCCCACACACCCGGACATTCTCCCGGTTGGAGCAGACCGTCTCCACCATCAGCTCCACCATCTCGTCTAACTGCCCCACATCCCAGGGGCGTTCCTGTACGAAGTCCTCATAGCGAATGTTCTCCCGTATGAGGGACCGATAGGCATCCATCTCCTGATGATCCACAGGTCTCTCCCGGCTCCGCTTCCTTCCCTTCGCATCCATCGTCCCCGGAAAAGGGGTGGAAGGGATAGGAAGCGATTCTTTTTTTCGTGAGTCAGTTCTTTGTTGTTCTTTCTTTCGTCTCTCTTTTATTATTTGCGTTGACTTTTCCGCCGCCGTGCCGCCCGCCGCCGGATATTCCGTTGTCGGGTTTTCCGATGACGGCAAGGCAGACGACGGCCCTGCCGGAGGTACAGGAACAGGGCGCTCCCGGATGATATACTCGTTGCTGCTGAATTTTCCTGCCTTATCCACAGTCTGGCAGCGATAGATGTACCCGGCTCGTTCCAGCTCCACCACAGCGGCACGGATCGCATCCTTACCCTCTTGATTGATCTTCGCCAACCCCGTTAAGGTGTAGTCCCAGTCCTCCGGCAGGGAGAGCATTTGGGACAGCAGGCCCTTGGCTTTTAGGGAGATGCTCTTGTCCCGCAGGTGGTAGTTGCTCATGATCGTATAGTTTTGAGTGCGTTCCACACGAAAAACCGCCATTTGGAATCCTCCTCTGCATTTCTATTCCCCTTTTCCCAGAACCCCATGACGGAAGCCTTCCGCCCCGCGGCTCCGGAAAACAGCGGGGCGCGGGTCTTTTGCCCGCGCCCCATGTTCATTCTCTGTAATAGACAGGTCTGCCGATGGAAGTAAAGCCACTTTTTCCTGTGATGACCACATTGTTGGCGTTGCTGGCGCAGTGGACGATCAGGAGATCCCCCGCCTCGTCCCGACCGCCTACGATGCCCACGTGTTCGTCTCCGGGATAGAACACCAGATCCCCAGGAAGGGCCTCCTCCCAGGAGATAGGGGTGCAATAGGTGTGCTGGGCATGGGCGCCGCCGCCGTGTCCGATGACATACTCCCCACCGCTGGTGTTATAGAATACCCAATCCGCAAAACCAGAGCAGTCCATCCCGAAGGGTCGGTAGGTACCTGTGGTGGAACTGCCTGCTGCAGTCACCTGGCGGAGCGTTCCCCAGCGGTCATCCCAGCCGATCTTCAGGCTTTTGCCACCCCAGAAATAACGGACCTTACCCACCAGTTGGCAGGCAGTCTGGACCACAGCCCGCCGCTCCGGTGCCAGGTCCGCGGGAAGCGCGGCCAGCAGATCCTTTGCCGCCTGACTGCTGATGGTCAGGTCACCAGCCAAGGATGCCAGCAGTTCTGAATTGTCCAACAGCGCATCCAGCGCCTGGTCCTGCTCTGCTGTAAACTGATAGAACACCCGCATATCGTCCGGTGTCCTGGGGGTAATGGTGACGGACAGAACTTCCTCTGTCCAGGCTGCGGCGCTGCCGCTGGCTGGATGCTCTACTGTCTTTTTCTCACTGGTGAGCTTTGTCATGTCCCAGAATACTGTCCGCAGGGCTTCGACCTGGGCTGCGTCCAGCACAGCAGGACTGCCGCTTTCTGCCGATCCTGACTGCCTGACTGCAAACACTGCCAGTACCTCCGGCCAGGGCGGCGGCGCACCCATGACCTCCAGCCGGTCACAATCAGCATCCACCTGCATTTGCTCCAGACGTTCCGCCAATTCGCCATTGATCTGAGCCACTGCCTCCGATGGAGAAACAGAACCCGGACCGCTGCCGCCACCCGCGAATAGGATGCCAAGTGGCGAGGCAAGCAGCACACCTACCAGACAGAGTACGACCACGATAGAAAGGACAATGCTCCCTCCGGCTGCAATGGCAGCCACAACGCCGCGGGCCGCCCTGACTACGGACTGTACTGCCCTGGCTGCTGCCCGTGTTCGCGCTTTCCATGTGACAGCCACCTTGGATGTGTGACCAGCAGCACGGGCAGACCGTATGGCGGAAATCTTTGCCGCAGCCTGGGCTTTGACCTGCGCAGGGCCCGGAGGCAGCTGCCCAGAGGCCAATGACCTCTGGGCAGTCTTTATCTGCTTGGCAGACGGGACCGGCTTTCTCACAGACGGCGGCGCCGCACCCTCTCTGTTCATTCCACGGCCTGTACATCGGGGCGCTTCAGGGGAAGCTACGGTTGGGCGACGTCCCCCTTGTTTGGCGGCGTGTTGTTCACCTGAATGACACTCTGAGGGCATGGATCGACTATCCTGCGGGGCAGTCTTGGCAGCGGTATGTGCGGTACCCTGGGGCTGTCTGCTATTCTTTTCAGCGCGTTGCCGGGCCTGTTCCTTCGCCGCTTGTCTGCCCCTCTCCTGGGGTGTGAGCGTGGCATTCGGGGCAGGACGGGCGCATGGTTCCACGGGCCTCTCTGATCCCAACGATCCTGCTCCAGTCCTGACCTTCTCTGGGCCGGGCCTTGGGCGGACAATTCCAGAACCACGCTCCGCCGTTGCCTGTTCCAAAACAGCCTCACGGGTCTTGATCCGCAGCGATCCGGTCCCCCGCTTTTCCCCAGTAGAGGGGGCATCTGACGGGGTGCCGGAGTTATTTTGTGCTGGGAACTTCTCTTTTTTCTGTCCCTGTTTCCTGCCTTTCAGCAGACGCTCCACACCTCGGGTCCCACGGCGGAAACCACCCATTGCAGTATCCTCCAGTGTGTCGCCGCCAAACTCATCCCGCTGACCATACTGGGCTGTGTCCCTCAGCTGGCCCCGCAAACGTTCCACGCCGCTCTCCAGTCCCCGGCGTGCCAATTCCTTGGGGGCAGATCTGACCTTCTCTGCCACGGCCTTTGTAGCCGTTGGCTTCTCCTTGATCGTTCCGATGCCTTATCACCTCCCCGGCGGTCATGCCGCATTCAGGTCAGCAGGTTTGGTGCTCATCAGTTTGTAGAGATGATTCTTGGGGAAGTTGTCCATAAAGGGGACGATCGCACTGCCGCACTTGATGAGTCCCCGGCCAAAATCCACATTGGTGATGTAGGAGAGCTGGTTGTCCGAGATGTTCAGCAGCTTGGCCAGCTCCTCACGGTCAGTAGCCGCCTGGTTCAGCATGACCAGGAACTCACTGTTTGCCAGCATGGTACGGGCGGTGTGAGACTGGAGCAGGTCATCTACATTCTGTGTCAGGCCGGTGCAGCAGGCGCCATACTTCCGCACCCGCTTCCAGAGGGTAAACAAGAAATTGGCGCTGTATTCATGCTGGAACAGCAAATAGATCTCGTCAATATAGACCCAGGTGTTCCTTCCCAGTTTTCGGTTCCGGACGATGCGGTTGAATACGCTGTCTAGAACCACCAGCATACCAACAGGCAAAAGCTGCTTGCCCAGATCCCGGATATCGTAGCAAAGGATACGGGAGTTGGTATCCACATTGGTGGGCTTGGCGAAGGTGTTCAGGCTGCCCTTGGTAAACAATTCGATGGCCAAAGCCACGTCCGTTGCCTCCGTCTCCGGTTGGCGAAGCAGTTCTGCATGGAAGTCCCGGAGGGTGGGGACAGTCCCTTCACAGCCGTTCTGGATGTAGGTGTGGTAGCACAGAGCCGTACACCGGTCAATGATGGACTTCTCCTTGGCGGACAGCTTGCCGGCCCCCATGAGCTGCTCACACAGGGAGAGGATGAATTCGGACTTTAGGACAACGGGATCATCCCCATCGCCATACCCCTGTTCCATGTCCATTGCGTTGATGTGGTTGCTGGAGGTGGCGGAAATGTTGATGACCTCGCCGCCCAGCCCTTCCATAAGGGGGCGGTACTCTGACTCCGGGTCGATCACGATGATGTCATCTTCGGTGGAAAGGGCCAGTCCCACCATCTCCCGTTTGGCGGTAAAGGACTTGCCAGAGCCGGAGACGCCCAGGACAAATCCGTTGCCGTTGAGCAGTTCCTTCCGATTAGCCAGGATGAGATTCTTGCTGATGGTGTTCTGCCCATAGTACACGCCGCCCTGGTGCCGGATCTCCTGTGCCTTAAAGGGCATGAGGACAGCCAGAGCCTCTGTAGTCAGGGTGCGCAGGGCGTCGATCCGCCGCAGTCCCAAAGGCAAAGCGGTCACCAGCCCGTCCGCCTGCTGCCAGTTGAGGGTGGAGAGTTGGCACAGGTGCTTGCGGGCGGTGGATCGGAGCGTCTCCGTATCACTGTCCAGTTCCTCCTTGGAATCGGCCAGATGCACCAGCGTCACCACTGCAAACAGCATCCGCTGATCCCTGGTGGTCAGGTCGTCCAGCATCTCTCTTGTCTCTTTCCGCTGCTGCTCCAGATCATACGGCACCACCGCAGAGAAGTTGTTATTGCTGTTCTGCCGCCGCTGCCAGTTGGTCACGTTGGTCTCCACACCCAGCAGGCGGCTTTGCAGCTCCCGTACCGCCTCATCCGTAGGGACTGGGATGATGTCAATAGACAACATCAGGTTCCGGTCCAGTGCAGTCAGCTCGTTGATCATGGAGTCCTTGATGTAGCTGGCATACTCTTTGAGGAACAGCACCCGCCCGTACTTGTTCCCCATGATGAAGTGGTCTTTCTTGAACTCCAGGCTGTCCGGGCAGACAGCATCCTTGAAGGAATGCCCTTTCCGCATACAGTCCCGGAGGTCGATGCGGAACCCGTTCTCCTCTCCGGGGCGGTAGAAGTCATGGAGGACTCGCAGCCGTTCCACGGCATCCAACTCTTCACAGTGGGAGTCCAGACGATGGAGGTGGGCAGTCACATCATGCATGGTCCGGTCAAAAAAAGACCGGGCCTCCTCCGCGCTCTTGCGGTGGACAGAGAAGGTGATATACCGCTCCTGCACCACGCTGTTGGCAGCGTTGGTGGCCTTGTCCAGAAGCATGGTGTTGTACTCCGCACGGTATCCGTCCAGATGATCGTCCCGGCGAGGGATGAGGATCTCCTGTTCCACATTTTCCCGTGCGACGCGCTTGTTGTTGATGGTGATCTTGGTCGTAGACCCGGCATCCAGTGCATTGAGCAGTTCGGAGTAATCCAGGAACATCGCCGTCTTGTCCTCTTTTGAAGCGATGGCGTAGTTGATGTCGCTGAACCGCAGGGTCTTGGAGAATTTGCTGCCGAATTGAAACACCCCATCCGGCCACAGGCGGCGGATGGGGATGGCGTCCTGTACAGATCTTGGCACCTCGAATGTTTCTTTGTCCTGCTTTAACGTATTCAGCAGGGTCTTAATCAAGTTTGAGCGCCTCCTTTATCGTTGCATTTTCCAGAGCTTTGGTATACAGGTGATCCGATTTGAATACGAGCCGCTTTGGATAGAGCAGCTCTGAGCGGATGACCGCCAGAATAAACTGTTCGAACGTCATGCTGTTGTATCGGTAAAAGCCGCACAGGGCAAAGGGTGCGGCGGCCAGGACGCAGGCCCAGCCCACATCCGAACCGCCCAGAGCTGGCCCCAGGAAGAAATAGACTGCCAAAGCCACCGCCACGGCGCCAAAGGCGCAGAGGAACTGCCGCAGGGTCAGGCCGAAGAAGATGCCCTCCTGGTAGTCCCGGACTTCTTTGTTGATCCGTACTTCTATGTCGTTCACCTCTCTATTTTTGCTTTTGCCAGACAGACCGTTGCAAATGCCGCCCAGCTATGGTACCATGCCAAAAACCAGAGAAGGAGGTCTCCTGCATGGCGTATTTGTTTTTGATGCTTGGTGTATCGCTCCTGCTTCCGTTGCTCCGGCTGGCCTTTCGTCTCCGCCTGGGCCTCCCGCTGCTGTTCGCCCTGGGGATGCTCACTATGTGCCATAGCTGGTATCAGGCCCACACCGCCCTGGCGGACGGGATCTTCCTGGCCCTGGTGGGGCTTGCGGCCCTCTCCTGGGCGGTGACCTTCCTCCGCTGGTCGGCGGAGACAGTGGGCTATGTGCTGGCTGACCGGCTGGCCGGAGCTGCCCTGGCCCGCCGGGTGCGGCAGGCCAGAGCTGAGGGGCGCTCCATGGTGGACACCCAGGGCCTGTGATCAGCCTAGGCCCATCAGCTCCCGGATGAGCCGGTCGCTCATCTTGATAGCCCCCACCAGCACCAACATATTGAACACCAGCTCACCCACATAGTTCCACACGATGGTGGCCGGGGCCAGGGTAGTGTCCACAATGGCAGGCGGCGTGGAGGCAAATGCTGAGAAAATGACACAGGCCAATACAATGACACAGCCCTCCAGGCAGATGGCGGCATAGCTTTTGACAAAGGCCATGCCGATACTGCTGGAGGGCTGCCCCGCGAAGCTGGCCAGAGGGACGGGCGCAATGGCGGTGGCGATATAGAGTTTGAAAAAGCGGGAATACACAGTGAGGATCATGACCAGAGCCAAGACCCAAATGAACAGGGAACCCAGTAGAGTGACGGCCCACAGGGGAATGCTCTCGATCAGTCCTACATCCTCAATGATCGTCACCATTTCATCTGGGAGCGTGGTGGCAGTCAGAGCCGAGAGACCAGAAGAGGATATGATGGAGGAGACCATTCCCTGAGCGACACGGAACACAGCCATCATCAGTTCCATCCCATGTCCTACTGCTGCCTGGGCCAGAATAAAGCGGATGAAGCTCTTAAATACCAATTCCGGCTTCTTAAATTCCGTAAAGCTGCCGCAGGTCTTGACTATGCCCATCACAAAGAACAGTACCAGCAAGGCATATCCAATGGCCTGTAAGCCGCCGTTGATCCCCACGATCACATCCCAGATCCCACCACCTTTGAACTCCTCCGGGCTGGTGCTGATGAGCTGCCAGATCTCTGCCAGTTTGTTGTTCCAGGTGTTTAGGGCGGAGTTCAGGTTGTCTACGATCCAGTTTCCACTACCCAATTATTTGTTCACCCCCCACCTGCCCGGAACAATATGTCCGGGCAGGTATTTTTTCTCCTCCATCCTCAGCCTCCGGTAATCAGAGTGAGGATCTCCTTGGTAAAGGTGATCACGATACCGCCGGCGATGGTGAGGATGCCGTTGGAACGTTGGGATGGGTCATGGGACTGGAGGGACAGGCCCACCTGCAAAATTCCGTAGCCCAGCAGGATGAGCCCCACCGCCCGGATCAGAGAGAAGATAAAGTCGGACAGGCTGTTGACCACAGAAAGCGGGTCGTCGGCAGCCAGGGCCGGGACAGTCATCACGGCTGTCATGGTCAGGGCGCATACCAGAGCAGCATATGCCCTGTGGGCGCGACGCTCCCTCTTCCTGCGGTCGCTCAGATTTTGATTTTGATTCATGCAGCATTCTCCTTTTCGGATCTATGCTCAGCGGAAAATGCCATGAAGAGAGGAATACCAGTAAACGCTGGCGTTTGATGCCTGTGATGGATGTAGGGCGGACCGCCGCCGTCCACCGTGTGTCGGATGGCCGGGTGCCGGGTGAGGTCGTATTTCAGATCCATGACCGGCTTGGCGCCTCGGATGAAGAGGATGGCGTATCGGTTGTCCAGCGCCCGCACCTCGTCCGGAGTGAGCAGCTCCCGGCCGCTCATCTGGAAGTTGGTGGACCAGGAACCGGAGCGTCCCTTACTCTGACCGTGGGTCCTGGTATCAATGGTGGCTTTGCCCAGGGCCTCGGAGATGTACTTGTGGGTGCTGGCCTCGTTGCCGCCCAGGTAGAGGATGGTGTCCGAGTTGCCGGGGATGGTCTCCCAAGAGTCCTTATACAGCTCCTTGATCTGGGCCATGTTCTGGATGATGGTGCTGGCGGAGATGTTCCGGGACCGCATAGTGGCCAGTTCCCGCGTGAACCCCGGCAGGGGCATGGCCGCAAACTCATCCAGCACGAAGTGGACATGGCGGGGCAAGGCCCCGTGGTGGATCTGGTCGGCGCTGTAATAGAGTGCTTGGAACGCCTGGGAGTATAGCAGGGACACCAGAAAATTGAACGTATTATCATTATCGGGTATGACGGCGTACAGGGCGCATTTCTTCTCCCCCAGGGTGTAGAGGTCCATGTCATCGTGGTCGGTGATGGCCTTGATCTGAGGCAGATTGAAGGGGGCCAGTCGGACAGCGGTGGAGACCAGGATGCTCTTGGAGGTCTTGCCCGCCGCCAGCTTGAATACCTTGTACTGCCGGACAGCCACACTGTCCGGCTTTTCCCGTTCCATAGCCTGGAACAGGAGATCCAGGGGGGAGACATACTCCTCGTCCTCCTCCTTGACCTCGGCGTATTCCAGCACCCGCATGACCATGGAGAAGTTCTGCTCATACTCCGGAGCCTCCTGCCACAACATGAGGATGATGGCCTGGAGCAGCGCCGTCTCCGCCTTGGTCCAAAACGGGTCCGATTCATGGCTGCCCTTGGGGGTGGTGGCCTGGATGAGATTGTTCACCAGTTTGAGGGCGTCCTTTTCATCCCGGATATAGCGGAAGGGGTTGTAACCGTCACTCTCTGCCAGGTTGACCAGATTCAGCACCCGGATGTCATAGCCCTGGCTTTTGAGATACCCACCAGTGGCCAGCAGCACCTCCGATTTGGGGTCGGTGATGACATAGTTGGTGTTGGCCTCCAGGATGTTGGGCTTCACATAGCTGCGGGTCTTGGCGGCGCCGCTGCCGCCGATGACCAGCACGTTGAGGGAACGGCGGTGCTTGTGGGTGTCCAGCCCCAGGCGGACGTTTCGGGTCAGCAGCTTGTTCTGCTTCTGGCAGAACTGGGCGTTGACCTGTTGGGGTGTGGCCCAGGCTGCCGAGCCGTGTTCCGCGCCGTCCCGCCTGCGGCCCTGCTCTGCGCTGTGCAGGGCCAGGGCCATGACATAGGCGCCGGTGCAGACCAGGATGGTCAGCAGGCTCTTGTCTGTCCAACGCACCACCCATGGATGTTGGAGGGCATCGGTCAACTTGGCGATGATTTCCGGCAGCCCCCCTCCCAAGGATTGAGCCAGAAGCAGCGCGCCCCAGACCACGGGGATATACAAGAACAGGCAGACCAGCAGGCCGCCTGATTTGATTGGAGATCTCAGTAACGATCACCTCACCAAACTGCAAAAAGAGGGGGTGTCGGAAGAGTTCCGACACCCCCTGTGAGAAGGATCGCCTGTATGATCGTTTCCTGTTATTTCGTTTTTGTCCGTTTTTTAGTTCTCTGTCTGGCCGGAACAGACTGCTTCCGCATCTTCTCCCGGTACCCTTTGAGCTGTTCCTCAACCGAGGGCCGGTCATAGGTCGTCCTCATATCCGCGCTCTCGCTGGGTGTAGAGGATCTGGGTCTTGTATCGGGTGAGTCTCGTTCCGACCGAAAATCTTTTTTTGGCGGATTTTTCCGATGCTCAGGCACAGGGACGTCCTGCCGCTCCTGCGGGGCTTTCTGCAAGTCGGAAACGTCCTTCTCCTGACTGGATACCTGGGACAACAGCCGCTCAAAGATCTGGTTGGCCCGGTCCAGCTCAGTCACCGGCAGGATCACATCCACCAGCTTGCCCCGTTCGTCCTGATCCCGAATGGTGCTGAACAGCAGCTTTTGTTTTTTTGCCAGCTTTTCAAACTGATGATACTGCTCTGGGGTCATGGGGAATTGACGCAGATCCCTGGTCTCCCGCAGCATTTTACCCAGATTGACCTTCCCGGAGAGCTGCTTATGGTTCCTGGCCAGGGCCAGGGAGAGGGCCAGCAGGTTCTTCAGCGCCGATCCGGACAGCCGGACAGCCACTTCCGTCCCGGACAGCATCATACGCACCATCTGGTCTGCCGCCTCACCGCCTCCTACGTTCATCGTGTCTCACCTCCTCTGGTTCCATCGTATATTGGATACTGCGCTCCATTTGCGGCACCTCTTTCTGGATCTCCCGGCATATAGCCAGCTTCTGCCGCTCTTGGCGGATCTGGCGGTTCACCTCGGCAAGTCGCTGGTACACCTCCGCCTTTTCCCGGAGGAGCTGTTCTCTGGAGCAGCCACAGCCCTCCAGCCGCGCGACGGCATCCAGATAGCGGGCGAACTGTTCCTCCATCCCAGATACGCCATCCTCATAGAGCTGCTTGGCTATCGCCAGGGCCTCCACATCCGCCAGAGCCGTATACAGCACCTGTCGTTTCTTTTTCCGCACATTGAAGATAGTGCGCTGCTTTGTCAAGCTGGCCAGCGCATCCTCCGTGCGAGTGAGAAACGCCGCCATATCCTCCGGCGTAGCAATATCGTTATCCCGCAGGAAATAGAATCGCTGCCGGTATCGCTCCGCCTGTGCTGCGGCCTGCCGGAGTTGGGGCGTCATGCGGGGCGGATACTGCCGCTGCCTAGCCTTGCCCAGTAGGTAGAGGTAGTGGACGTACAGTGCCAGGAAACCCTTGTACTTGGGATGGGGCCTGAAGGGGCGGTATGCTGGCCGTGGAATGATTGCAGGCCGCAGGCCCTGTTCAATGGCGGATAGTTCCCCTTGGATCGCAGCTCGGATGCCCTCCTCGGTAAACAAAGATTTTTTTCTGCCTGGCATCATGAAACGATCCTGTCCCCGGAGGCGAAAGCCCAGGCGGTTTCCATGCTTGATTTCCCAGCCCTTGTGTTCCATGAGCAGGAAGAAGTGGCCCAGGTCGTTGGCGTCCTGGATGGCGTCCCGCAGGTCCGCTTCCAGCATGGCGCGGAAGGTGGGCTGGCCGCTGGACTGACGGAGCCACTCCGCATAGCTGACCGCCCTGGCCCCCTGGCCCTCCAGGATGACGGACAGGCCATGTTCCCGGCACAGCCGGTCCGAGATGGCCCGGATCTGCCGGTAGTAGCTCTGGGGGCTGCTGTGGTATTTCTCTCCGGTGTCCGCATTCACCGAGTTGAAGATGATGTGGGCGTGGATGTGTTCCTTATCTACATGGACACCGATGACGGCCTGGTAGCCGGGCAGGTGTTCTTCCACCAGCGTCTGGGCGATCTCCAGGGCCAATTCCGGGGACACCTCTCCAGGCCGGAAGGACTGGATCATGTGGTAATACTGGACGCCGTCCTCCTTGTCGTACTGCGACTTGGTCTCCAGCATCTGTCGCAGCTCCCGTCCCGGTTCGCAGTTCAGGTGAGCGGTAAGGATCTGCTCCTGAGTCTTGTCCCCATTGAGGACATAGTGGATACCCACATCCAGCCGCCCTTTCCGCGCCAGGATCTTGGTGATGGCCATTACTTTTTCGCCACCTCATAGAGAAGTTCATATACCTGGTCCAGCAGGTACAGCCCCCGCTTGGCATCCTCCACCTTGGCGATTCCGGCGTTGACGCTGCGGGCGATCTGGTTGATGTTATTTCCAATGTGGTGGATCTCCGTGCGCAGAGCTTTGATTTCCTGGGATGGGCGGGCCTTGACTGGCTTGCCCTCGATGAGCCGCACCAGAAAGACCCGCTTGCTCAGGCCACACTGTTTGGACTGCTGACACAGCAGTTCATATTGCTGCGGTGTCAATTCCATGTGGAAATGGTGTCTCTGTTCCGAAATGACTTCACGCTCCTTTCCTTTGGTATGCAAAAAGCCGCTGCACCAGCAGCGGCTTTTACGATCTTCTTATCCTATCACCGAGCTACGATCCCCGTTTTGATGGGGAAGGCAGGGTCTTTTTGAGTCAGGGCCAGGAGGCGGCAGGCAGTCCCTTCCGGGTGGTTTCTTCCAGCTTCCCATGCCTCTACCGTTTTTACACTGACACCCATATACTGTGCAAAAACAGCCTGAGTAAATCCCGTGCTTTTCCGAATCTCCCGGATCTCATCAGCTTCGTAATGGTCCACAGGCAGGACAGACAGCTTGGTCGTCTTTGCTCGTAGCGTCCCCCGCTCATAGGCCACAGCCTCTTCCAGACCAGTCTTGATCTTATCGAACATTCCCATACCAGCACCTCCTATTCCTTCATACGCAGTTCCTGTTCCAGGATCTCCACTAATTTTTTCAATTCATTACGTTCTGCTTTGGTCAGGTTCTCCGCCTCATTCTTAGCATATGCAGTCAACAGATACAATTTCCCATAAGCAGGGAAGTCGATATAAATGACCCGGATGCTGCCGCTTTTGCCGCGGCCCTCATAAGCAAAGCGGATCTTTCGGATGCCGCCAGTCCCCTGCATGACACGTCCGGCCTGCGGGTCAGTCAACAGTTCCTCCTGTAGACGACGTAAGTCACCATCCGCCAGTCCGAGCGCCCTCCAGTCATTTCGAAAGGAGGGTAGCTCCACAAAAAGTCTTGTCACATTTTTCCCTCCTTCGATTCAAATTATACCCTATTAAATAGGGGTTGTCAATCTTGTTTTCTCCTTCCGCACTCCGAATATCCGCCCGTAGGCGGCATGGGGGTCAGGGGTTTATCCCCTGCAAGCGCGCAAAATGTACATTTGCGCTATGCTTGCGCCGTCGCCGCCTGCGGGCAGCATAGGCCCCGGCCCCAGTGGGGCCGCATCTCAAAAGAAAAACTCCCACACTGTTCCTGCTGCAGATTGTTCTCCTTGGTCCTCATGTATCCTCCTTCCTTTGGGTGTCATGTATTGACACCCTTATTTGATGAAACTGCGCAAAAAACTGAAGCAGGGTGTCAATACATGACACCCTGCCCCTGGCCGTCCGTGAAAATAAACGGCAGGGTATATACACAAAATGCCTTGCTGTACCCACTCTTGAAATCATCGTTCTTTTGATTTTAAGTCCAAATTATCCCGGACCACACCGCGCAGATCCAGTGCCTGCTTGTTTGGGACATAAGCCGCGTATCTGGCATAGTGATAACCCTCACCATCCACAAGGATGCCATCCTTCCGATTGCGGCTGGTGACTAGCAGACAGCAGAATCCTCCAGTTTCCCGGTCATAGCCGGTAAGCTTGGTCCTAGCCGCGATGTATGGCCGCTCTGCCAGCAGATCAGACTGGAAACGGTGGTATTGGGCATCTGTAAGGATGATCTCTCTGATGATTCGAAAGGGTGTAGGGCGGATGATAGCGGTACTATCCATCAAACCTAACACATGAGTTGGTTTTCGGAAAAATTTGGCCGAAGTTTGCTTTTCCATTAAGATGCCACTCCACTCAAGTCCTCGTAGACACCCACTTCCTTTGCGATCCGCTCCCTGGCGCGCCGGGCGTACTCGTCAGTAACTTCAATGCCAGTGGCAGTGTAGCCCTCCAGCACAGCAGCCAATACCGTGGTGCCGCTGCCGGCAAAGGGGTCCAGGATGTGGCCACCCGGCTCCACGATCTTCACCACATCCCGCATGAGCTGAAGGGGCTTCTCGGTCAGGTGGATACGATTTTGTGGATTGCCGTACTTGAACACACCGGGCAGACAGGGCACCGGGCGGCTCAGGGGCATATCCCCGTTGGAGCCCCAAACGATGTACTCCGCCTGCTGACGGAAGCGCCCCTTCTGGGGGCGGCTGTTGCCCTTATCCCAAACAGCGGTGCCCCGCCAGATCCATCCAGCCCACTGGAGGGCGTCGGTGGCAGCGGGGAGCTGCCTCCAGTCGATGAACATACACACCGGTGCTCCGGGCTTACACAGCTTCCGAGCCTCATACAGCCACTCTGCCGCCCAGCGGGTCCAGGAACGCTGGTCCTTGGCATCCCCCTCGAAAGGAGGGGGCGCATTCTCTCCCATGCTGGAATACTTGGATGTAGTGGACTTGTTTTTCTCCGCCTGAGTGCGTCCCCCGGAGGCGTAAGGCGGGTCGGTGATGACGGCATCGAAGGTGCCGGGGGCAAAGCCCTCCAGCACCTTCAGGGCGTCTCCCTGGATGATCTCCCATTTATCGCTCATGGGCATCTCTCGCTTTCTTTTTATTGGATTTCTGGTGGATGGGAGGCGGTGTCAGCTCCGTCTCCACATACTCGCTGATGATATTCAGCGCCTGCTCATAGCTGCCGCTGGCGGTCACCCGCTGGAACATCTCGTCCGCCTGGTCCTTCATCCCGGCCCGCTTCAGCAGGGCAGAGGCCCGGCCCAGGATGGCGAAGATGTTTCCGTCCTGGCCCAGCAGTTCCATTTTGGGGCGTTGGGGCCGTTGCTCCTGGACAAACCCGCCCAGTCGGTTGGGGACATAGTCGCTGAGCCATGTGCCGCCGAACTGTGCATGGGTCTGGAGCCGCCATATAGCCAGCTTTCCCACATCTAACTGAACACCGTCAAAGGGAAACAGCAGGTTTGTCAGGCCATCGTGCTGGAATACCCGCACAGCCTCGGCTTTCCATGCGCTGCCGGCCTGCAGGATACCGCCCTGAGTGAGCAGCTCATTGATACCGTCCACCCACTCCTGGAGATCGCCGCCGCAGCCCTGGAGGATGAGACCCTCCTGATCGTTCATCTGACACAGCTCGTCGATGGTGACTGTCTTGATCTCTGCCATGTGTCCTCCTATCTGCTCTGGCCGCGCCTGGGACGGCCCTTTGTCTTTTGGAGCCCCGGCTGGTCTGCCTTGACCGGAATACGAAGCTCTTCCGCCCTGCGGATCTCCGCCAGCATCCCCGGTGTACGGACAGGGCCGTACACATTGACCTGCTGACAGTGCTCCACCAGCCGCAGGCCCATCTCCCGCGCCGCCTGGTCCTGCACGGGGTCATCCGGGTCCGCGAAGGGCGGGAACATGAGGTGGGGACAGATCGGGATGTCCCCGGCCTGAAACACCTCCCGCGCTTTCTCCTTTGCGAAGGTTATGTTCTGCTCCACGTCACCCCGGAGCGGGGCACAGATGTACACCAGTTTGGGGCCATTTCTGGTCCGCTCCAGAGTCCGGTCCCGAAACACATCCAGATAACGGCCCACAGCCTGCCGGACTGTCTCATAGTCGGCCTCTGTGGGGCGATATGCGTACCACTCGAATTTCCCATAGTTATCCCAGATGTGGGGAGCCACACCTTCCCGGAAATTGGGGTTGCCGGGAATGGGCTTTTTGCCCAGAATATCCCCCAGTTTCAGTACCTGGATGTCCACCGGCCCATTGATGCGGTTCAGAACAGTCAGCTTCAGAGCATCGTACTGGCCGGAAATGTGGGTGGAGATAAACTGTATCCGTACCCGCAGATCCCTGTCCAGTGTCCCGTAACAGCTCTGTCCGGAACAGTAAGGAGTGTCGATGACCTGCTCATCGCCGAACAGATACCACAGCTCCTGTTCAAAGAAGTTGCTCACCGCTCCACCTCTTTTCGCTGTTTCTTTTCCTGCTGCGGCTCCGGTATCTGGGGCGCCAGTTCATCCCTGGCGGGATGGCGGATAACAGAACGATTCTGGCCGCTGATGACCAGGGTGTCCAGAGTGTCGTTATAGATCTCCTCACCGCTGATGATCACTGTGCTCCCGGTCAGCCGCACATCACCAGACACGTTCCCGTAGACTGCACAGTGGCCTGAGAGGATCGGGGGGTGACCGCTCTCCCGGGAACAGCGCACGACAGCGCATCCGGAAGCCCGGGCGTGGCCGTTGAGGACAGCGCCGCGCACATAGGCGCTGTCCTCAACCCGGCTGTGTCCACTCACGACAGCCCCATGGGAAATATAGCCGTCGCCGCACACGATCGCCTCATTTCGAAGAACAGCGCCCCGATCCGCGTAGCCGTTATTGCAGACAACGGCGTCGTCATAGATCCATGCATTGTCCTCCAGTTCAGTGGAGAGGTTGCTCTCGCTCTCTACAAAGCCGCCCAGATCCCCAGCTTTGATGTCCGGCCTAATGTCCCGCAGAGCGCGGATACGGTGGAGGAAGGGGTATTTTTCATGGGCAATGTCCGTGATCTCATACTTCTGGTTGCTCGTTTCTCTCACTCCTTTTCTGTTATGCTGCCTTTCCGGCTGCCTCATTGCAGGCATCCTCCTGACGGAACAGTGCGTCAATATCGGAAAAGCGCCGCTTGCGGTCAAATTTTTCGGATACTTTCCCCGGTATAGCCTGCAATTCCAGCATCCTATTCCACAGATCCGGGTGATGGTCGTAGAGGTGCCGCAGTTCTTTCTGCTTGGCATTGGGGCAGAACCAGCAGCCGCCCCTGTCTGTGAATTCATAGACAGGCGAAAGGAGCCCTGCCGTTTGGCAGAGCTCCTTGGCGTCCTGTTCGGTGAAATCATATTTCTCCAGCAAGGAGATCTTTTGGCCTCCGCCCAGCCGCAGCAGCCGCGCTTGCTCATCTTTAGCGATACCAATGTATTGAACGGTATCCGGGGGAAGTGTTTTCCGGTATCGCTCAATGGGCCGCAGCTTGCAGTCCCGCTGGACATAGCACTTCCCACACACTGGGAAGGAGCGTACCATCCCTTTTTTCGGTCCACGGGTCACACGCCCGGTGAACAGATCCACATAGGTTTTTTCTGAGCGAAGGATGGTGACCTTAATGCCCATCTTCTCCAGGGCGGGGATACCTTTGGTGTAAATAAAATCCCGGTGCTCCGGGACTTCGCCTGAAATCGTCTTGTCGAACATGACTTCGCAGTAGACCGCCTCATCCAGCGGCTCTCCATGCTTCCTGGCCAGTAAGATAGTGGCAAGACTGTCCTTGCCAAAGGAGCAGGAAGCAACATATCTCACCGGCTGGAGACACCTGCTTCCTTGACTCTGCACACGTTCCACAGCAGGTCCGCACGGTCACATTGCTCCCAGGGCGCATCCTGATGGGTGAAGTGCCCATAATTACAAAACTGGGCGAAGATGGGCTTATCCAGCCCCAGTGTGCGGATCATCCCAGCAGGCGTCAGTTCAAACACCTGCCGCACCGCCTGCACCAGTACATCGTCCCCGTACTCACCACTGCCATGGGTATCGATATCCACGGCGACTGGATCAGCTTTGCCGATGGCATAGGCCAAGCTGACTGTACACTTCTCTGCCAGACCTGCCGCTACGATGTTCTTTGCGATGTATCTGGCCATATAGGTCCCGCTGCGGTCCACCTTGCTCCCGTCCTTCCCAGACAGTGCCCCTCCGCCATGAGGCGCAAGACCGCCATAGGTGTCCACCATGAGCTTGCGCCCCGTCAGCCCAGTATCCGCCTCAAAGCCGCCCAGCACAAAGCGCCCGGAGGGGTTGATGAGGATCTCTGTTCCTTCATCTGGGGGCAGTTTCCGCAGGGCAGGCTGGATAACCTCCGTCTGGATCTCCCGGCGTAGTATCTCCATATCCTTATCAGGATCATGCTGGCAGGAGACCACCACACTGGTAATCCGGCTGGGCTGGCCGAACACATACTCCACAGATACCTGTGCTTTGCCGTCCGGCCCCAACCCCTGGATGCGCCCGGTCCTGCGGACGTGGCTCAGCAGACAGGTCAGCCGATTGGCCAGGACAACGGGCAGGGGGAGCAGTTCCTCCGTCTCCGAACAGGCATAACCGTACATGATGCCCTGATCGCCTGCGCCAAGCTGGTCCTTCTGGGAAACAGCCCCGGCGATATCGGGACTCTGGTCACGGGTGATGACTTCCACCTCATAGTCCAGACTGGGGTATCCCGCTTTACAGGTTGTGCTGCAGGCGATGGCGGGGATATCCGGCAACTCCGTGGCGGTGATCTCACCTGCCACGATGAGCTTGCCAGCTGTGGCCATGACTTCGCAGGCCACATGGGCGCTGGGGTCATGGAGCAGGCAGGCATCCAGAACAGCATCTGCAATGGTGTCACACAGCTTGTCCGGATGCCCTTCGGTGACCGACTCAGCGGTCAGGATGTATTTATCTCTCATAGAATGCAAATTTCCTTCCTTTTGGTCTTTTTGGGGATATCTCCGCGTCATACTCATGGCACTGGGGCAGGTCAAAACCCAAAGACAGGATATCCTCGTCGGACATTGCCAGGGCATTATGGAGAATGTCGTATAATTCTGCGCTGTCATACTGCTCGCCCATGCAGCCAATGATAGAGTCCATAAGTTCCTTCTGGTGTTCCAGGGCATCTGCCACATTGGTCAGGGCGTCTGCGTAGCCATGGAGCCATGCGGCGTTATAGCTGCTCTGATCCGGCTCCTGATTGGCGCGAATATGTGCCAGCTTTGCGGAGGCAGAAACAGCGCCTATGCTGGTCAGGTCGTAATTGGTCATAGGCTCCTCCGTGTTCACCGTTCCACACCACGTCTGTATTTGTGTGGATGGGGGGGCTTGTGCTGGGGCGTCGTTTCTTTGGCTGCTGTGAGGACCATGACCCTATCATAATGTTCCTTGTACCGACGGATCTGCTCCTCTGTCAGAGAAACAAAGTCCTCTACACCTAAACCCGCCACAAAAAATGTGCCGCAGATGATATCGTAGGGCAAATCATTTTCATCGAACAGCGGGCGATTGAACGGCAGGCCCAGGTTCTTTCCTTCCTCGTTACAGACCACAGCTGCTTTATCCGGGAAGGGGTAGATGGCCTGGATATACCCACCTACAAGTGCCTGCATCTCCTCCAGGCCGTTGATCTCTTTGGTGTAGCACTTCTTCATCGGCTCTACCACCAAAACCTTCACGCGCGTTCACCTCCTGACTTTTGTTTTGCTCTCGGTTTTTTACAGTATTGGTAATGATAGTCCGGCGTGGGACGATCCTTCTTAAATTGATCGGTCTGATAGCAGAAGAGGAAAAACTTCTGTTTTTGCGGGAATAGACGTAAATAATAGCGATACCGGCTGGTATCGATACGAAAAGCAAAAAAGGTATCTCGCCCTGACATCTTTGCTTGGGGATGTTCCAGGCAAAAACGCCTCATAGCCTGCGAGTCATCCAACGGCCCGTCCTGGCACAGGTTTTTCAGCAGGTCCTTCAGCTCCGCGTCAAACTCCGGCGTGCACAGGGGCTCATTCCCTCCAAACCAATCCACCGCGATCCCGCCATCCTGAAATCTCCCCCGCAGGCACCCCACGTGCGCCTGATCCTGCAGCTTACTTGTGAACAGAGGGGAGATGTCATCTTTCTCCGTCTCGAAAAACGGGTAGGTTTTACCGCTCACGGTTCTTGTTCCCCTTTCGCTTTGTGAGCGCGTCAGCCTTGCGGTTGATCTCTGCGGTCTCCCGCTCTACTTCCTGGACACAGTGCTGCCACGCCGCTTTCAGTGCCCGCACCGGCAGGCCGTTCTGCCTGTAGCCCTCCAGAATGCCGTTGTAATAGGGTTCCGTAGGCAGCATCGGTTCCCGGAACCGCTCATCCATGATGTAGGCCATCACAGGCAATTCCCGGCCCAGACCGTCGCGCACTGTCACGGTCTGCTTATCGTAAAAGCGGGGATACCCCTCATAAAGGTCCAGGGATCGCTCGCACTCCGGCGTGATGCTCCACAGAAGGCCATGGACTCGTCCTCCCTCCTTGGGAGCGATAGTGGCAAAACCACCTCTGCGAAATAGCAGCTCGTAGTTCTCCAGTACCACCGGCCCCACCACCGTGGCATCTGGACAGCGGTAGTCCATCTGCTCCAGGTTGATGTTGCTCCCATAGGCAAAATACAGCTTATCAGCCATCCTCCAACACCTCCAATGCGCCGACCTTGGCCAGAGCAGCGAACATGACCTGTGCCTGCTTTTCCAGTCCGGCCTCCGGCAGATGGCACTCCTGATCCGTCATGCGGATAAAATTGTTCTGGAGCTGCCAGAGGTAACTCTCCGCATCCGGGAACTCCAAAGGGTCAAAGGAAGCCAGCCGCAGCTGATCCAGGATCTCTGCTCCGGTCCCCTCATATATGGTTTCTTCTATCCGTATCTTCATCAGCGTCACCTCTCCGCTTCTCGTTGTTTCTTCTTTTTCCGATTGACCTCATAACTGTCCTTGTCATATCTCCAGGCACGGTCACCCTCCAGATTTGCCAGAAGATGATCTCTGGTGTGTTTGAACTCGTCTCCGTTGAGCCCCAGGCGCACCAGCCACACCCGGAACGTGAACAGTTCGTTGTCGCTGCGGGTCTTGCGCATGACGGTGCTGCGCTGGGCGATAGCCTGGGCGGAGATCGCCAGACACAGATTGACATAAGCTGCGGCCCGGCCTGCGTGGAGCGTAGAGTTGAAGCAGCGCCACTCCACGGTACCGCGGTAAAAGACAGAGTGGAGGTTCAGGGCGTAATAGCGGGTCCAGTTGTAATGTTCATCGTTGCCAATGTCTCCTTCATACCAGATGCTCTCCAATTGGGTCAGATCTTTTGTTTCTTCTGAGGATAATGTCCTGGCCTGTCGAAGCATGGGTTCCCGCACCTTCTGGCACCATCGGGAAGCACGGGACTCGTTTACCTGTAATGCCTTGAACAGAATGTCCTCTTTGGAATACATGATGCCGATGAGGTTCTTCAGGCTTTGGCGGTTATGGTTGGCAGCATCCACATGGACATGGATGCCGCAGGAACTGTTGACTTTGGCCCCTGCAGCCCTCACCCTACGGATACACTCCTGGAATTTGGGAAGTTCTTCATAGGTGAGTTTTGGTGTGACCATTTCCACACGGTAACTGGTTCCGGCATTTGAGGTATATCCTGTCCGTGTTTTTCGTTCCGCCCGGATACTGGCATCGCTCATCAGTTTCCATACCTTTCCCTCCGGGTCTGTAGCTCCCCAAGTGTCGTAGCCAGTTCCAAGATATTGTGGGCTTGTCCCAAAATAGTCTGCAAGAGCATGAGCGGCCTGCTCACGGGTGATGCCTGTCATCTCCACTTCCACACCGAAGCACTGGTCCTTGATGCCGATCTCGCTCATGCTGCAGCATCCTCCTTCCTAAGCTGCTCATCCACCGCCCTGATACGCCTGCCAATGGCTTCCACTACGTTGACTGTCACGCCGTTGCCCGCCTGTTTATAAGCCTGGGCATCTGAGGTGATAGCCAGGATCTTGTCGATCTGCTCATCCTCGAACCCCTGGAGGCGAAAACATTCACGGGGCATCAGGCGGCGGATGCGCCCGCCGCGCTCCACGATGCCCTGGATGCTGCTGGTCTCCAGTGTGTGGGCAATGTCGTGGCCCACACGCCCGCGCCGGGTGTTGCTCCCAGCATAGCCCAGATCAACTGTGTCTCCTGGGTAAGCTGCTTTCCAGCCTTTTTTGGTGGCCTCCTTGATGTACAGTACTCCAGACCGTTCCCTTGGATGGGTAGAGAGTGTTGTCTGCCCATAGCGGGCGGTGAGACAGCGGGCCTTGTCTGTCCGGTGCGGCGCGCCCGCGCTCAGATCCACGAAGGGGGCCGCCGGCGGGATCAGGTACAGCCCGGTTTTCACACCGAGTCCGCCCCCACCAGCCGTCTGGGTACAGGCTACTCCTTCCGGGTCGTAGACCCGGTGTCCCTGCGACCCTCCAAGGACTTGTATAAGAGCTTTTCCACCATCTCCGAAGACAGGAAGTATTTTTCCGGCGCATCGGGGATCAAGATAGCAGATAAGGAACACCCGTTTCCTTGATTGGGGAACTCCAAAATGTTTTGAGTTAAGCACAGTCCATTCGACATGATACCCCAAGTCATCCAATGCGGAGAGGATGGCCGCAAAGGTCTTCCCATGGTCATGCGATAAAAGGCCGGGAACATTTTCAAGCAGCAGATACCGTGGCCGTTTGGCTTCAGCCAGTCGGGCAATTTCAAAGAACAAAGTGCCTCGGGCGTCGGCAAATCCTTTCCTTCGGCCAGCATTAGAAAATGCCTGGCAGGGGAATCCCCCGCACAGCAGGTCGAATTGGGGCAGGTCGTCTGGGTCAATGGCTCTTGCATCTGGATAATATCGTTCCTCCTCTCGGATGTCGTGGATGGCACGGTAGCTGGCTTCAGCATACTTGTCGATCTCGCAGTGGCCAACGCACTGGAACCCGCCCACACGGGTCAGTCCAGCCCGAAAACCGCCCACCCCGGCAAACATATCAAAATAACGGATCAGGTCATATCATCTCCCTCCTGAAGCGCACGCAGAAAACCGAGGACGCTGTCATCCACGTCCCCGGCCTGCTTCGTTTGTTCGCTTTTACACTGGATATCCCGCAGTTCCTCCCGGATCAGGCCCCGCATGGCAGAGAGAAGGGCGTCCTGCTCCTGTGCTTTGCAAACCATCCGGCATACCGCGTCAGTGCGTTGTCCCGCAGGGATGGCCCGCAGGATACGCCACGCCTCCCGTTGGTAAGGGGAGGACAACGAGAAGGAGAGGTTCAGCCGCCGTTTCTCAGCCATCCCGTTCTCTCCGTTCTCCCCGCGACATCTGGGCCACAAGGCGTTCATATCCCTTGGCGTTCAGACATACATCATCCAGGATAAAAGGCCGGAAAAGGCCCTCAACGGCCCCACCGTGCCGTTTCATCAGGGCTGCGCCGCCGCCCAGGAATACTGTGGGCATGGCCCGCACATCCAGACCGCTCTCCGTGATGGCGGAAAGCAGTCCCCGTACATACTTATCTGCTTGGGCATGGATGACAGCGCGGACTCGCTCATCCATGCTGGCCGAGTCACCACGCAGGACGCTCTCGATCTGAGGTGCGGTCAGGGAAAGGCCAAACAGCCGCCGCACCTGCTCTCCGATCTCATCCACACAGCGGATCATGCCCAACTCCAGGCTGCGGCAGGTGGCGGCGTTGGGGATTCGTCTGTCCAGGCGCATCAGATCCACCGTCCAGCCCCCGATATCCGCCACGATGACAGAGGGTTCGTCCAGCAGTTCCGGTTGGGTCAGAACAGCCGCATAGCCCTGGGGGAACAGAGACACATCCGAAACGGTGATGGTATAACTTTCGCCCTCATACCGAAAGGTCACCGGCCCACCAGCCCGGAGCAGATAGTCACGGAATGCTTTCTTATCCCGCCCAAAACTGGTCAGGGGCAAGCCTGCTGCCAAATGGATATCTGCCATACCGTTTGTTCCCCGAAAGCCCATCTCCATGGCGATGGCCGCAAGGGTCAGAAGGTAATAGTCCTCTGTCTGGGTTTTGTCTTTTTGGAGCGGCTGGCGGCCGCTGCCCACAACATAAAACTTTCCGCCGTACTCCAACACACCTTTTCGGGTGTAGGGTTCGTGCTCATATTCCACCAATCCAGTGGGAAACGTACAGTGTGTAGTTTTCATGGCCGCATAGCCATGGTCCACGCCGATCATAATGGGTTCGCTCATCTGGTGTTACCTCGATTCTTCCTCACTTTTTCTTTTCTGGGCCGTCGCGCGGGCCGGTCGGACCTTTACGCCATTGGTGTGCCATGCGCCTTTGTTGATCTTTGCTATCGAGCATCGCCTCCTCTGCTCATTTTCTTTCCTTCTTCTTTTTTGAGTGTTGGTTTTTCCAAACCCATACGCTCCAGCGCTTTGGCATAGAGCTGCCGTGCAAACGCCTGGTATTCTTCGGTGGAGGTATCCACCTCCCGCAGAATGGCCCGCTCATAGGTGGTCCCAGGCACGACCTCCCAGGAGACGGCCCCGAAATGGGCGGCGGTGAGGTAACGCAGGAGCTCATGGCCATTGGCCTCTTCAAACCGGCCACAGGCGTCCTCGTAGGGAAACTCCTCCCATAAGTTTCGGATGCCGGTGATCTCCCCAGCCGCACGGAACAGGCGGAAGCCCTCCGGGTCCAGCTGGGGGGCGGCCCCCTCATAACGCGCCCGAATGGTATCTGCGGTATCCAATACACTCACGATTCCTTCCTCCTACCCAGCATAAGATTTCCCACCAGACGATCCAGCACACGGATACGGCGGCGCACCTTGCCGGCGGAATCATCCAGGCCATTCATCTGGCTATGGATACGGTGGCGGATAGCCTTGAGGGCCTGCTGGTCGCTGCAGCACTCCACCACGATGTACTCACTGCCGCGGGCCAACACCTCGCGGCGCCCCTCCTCATCCCGGATACTGGCCATGAGCCGCTGCCCCAGCCGTTTCCGGTAGCTGTCCTGGAGTCGCTCCACGTCTGCCTCCACACCGTGCTTTTTCAAAATGGCAGCGATCTCCCCAGAGCCGATCCGCAGATCAGCCCCCAGCTTTTCCAGGATCTCCACTTCCGCCTCCAAGGGCAGGAGCGGCTTGCCAGGAGGCCCTGCCCCATGAATTGGCTTCTGTTTACGCAATGCTCTCGTTCCCTCCTTGATCCTTCAGCATAGTCCCCAGGATATTGGCGATGGCGGTAAACACCTCCGCCAGTTCACGGGCCTCCTGCGCGCTGTCCCTGATCTCATCCTGGTTCATGCGTGTACACTCCGCCCAGATCCGCACGTTTTCCTCTGTGGGTGTCAGCAGGACCGCTTTTTCAAACGCCTTGCAAAACAGCCCCGCGATCTTGTGCCTGCGGGCTGAGTCCTCATCCCCCTGGCGGATCTCCTTTTTTGCCTTTTCCAGTTCCACCGCCAGGGCTGCGGCTTCCTCCCGCCGCTCCTCCGGCAGATCCCGCACCTGACGGGTGATGTTGTAGCCCTGGTTGATGGACAGGTCCCCGCTGTCCAGGGCTTCCTTCACGGCGGGAGGAGCGTGTTCCCCAATCTGCATCACCTTGCCCATCGTGCGTTCGCCCAGGCCGACAGTATCCGCCAGCTCTTTGCGGGTATCAATGGGAGAAATCGGGTTCGGCAATGTTGCCAAACCCGATTTTGCATCCTCGCTTTTCTGATCTCCGCCCCCTGCGGACATATTCCTCCTGGCCCTGGCTTCAATGTCCGGTTTCAGCTTCAGGGCGATCTTGCCCAATTCCCACTTATCCAGGTTGCGGCGGCCCTTTTGGGTATCCAGTGCCCACTGCTTGGCCTCCAGCAGATCCACGAAGGAAAACACGGCCATCTCATAGGGAATGCCATGCTGCTGGCATAGCTTCTGGCGGTTGTGACCATCTACGATGACCATATCCTCATTGACGATGACTGGGGCATAGCAGCCATTTGCCAAGAGGTCTGCTTCCAGCACAGCCAGCTGCTCCCCGCTCAAAGGGGGGAGCAGCTCGGCCATCTCCGACAGCACGGTGGGCATACGCTCCTTGCTGTTGTATCGGATGCCGGTGTTGCGCATCAGGCGGCCTCCGCTTCGGCCTGAACACCTTCCTCCACCTTCCGGGGAGAGAGGAACTCCACCTCCGTGGCTTTGATCAGGAAACCGGGCTGGCGGTCAGGGTCATCCGCAAAGGAGATGGTCTCGAAGTCGCCTGCAGCAGCCAGCTTGCAGCCCTTCCAGGCAAACTCTGCACAGCGTTCCGCCAGAGGGCCGCGTACCTTGATGGAGATAAAGTCAGTGAGCCGGTTACCGTCCCGATCCCGGTAGCGGCGATCCGAAGCAATGCGCAGGATGGCGTAGGGCTTTCCGGTAGTCTCGCTCACCTTCAGCTCCACGTCGTTGGTCAGGTTTCCGATGGCAGTGATCTTCAGCATAGTTCATTTCTCCTTTTCATGTTGGTGATAAATATCGTTAATGAATGTTGCAAAAATATCGTGGACCTGCCCCAGAGAGCAGGTCCACGATGTATAGATCAATAGCCGGTACGGGGCAGAGGAATGGGTTTTCCATACACCTTCGTCACCCACCGGCTGATAGCCTGGACCCAGGTCCCGTTGTACACACCGCCTACATCCGCGATGTTGACGAAGCTGGAACCTGCATTCAGATTGGAAACTGCGGTACAGTTCAGATAGGGCTTCTCCACCTGGGCAAAACCTGCGGGAGCCTGACCGAACACAAACATGATCTCGGTCACACGTTCATTGCCGGCAAGACCAAGAGCAGCCGCAGAGGCGTCCAGCGTATAGCTTTTGCTGGTAGAGAGATTGTCTGCCAAAGTGCGGTGCTCTCCGCCATTCACCCGGTAGGTGATCTTATAAGTACCGGGGAAATTCCAGGTCCCGGTCACTACCGTGCTCAATCTTACCTGAGCGGGCAGGCTGTCCCGGAAATAGAAGCTGTCCAGACGGACGTTTGAGGTATTGGAAATACCGGAGAAGGTGTAACGGACCGGCTGGCCGCTCATTGCTTCCTTGGGGCCTGTCTTGGCGATGGACACACCAGTGGTCAGGCTCTTGTTGGTCACCTCAAAGCGCACGATCTGTCCCTCATGCTCCAGGTAGGCGGTCAGTTCCTGCTCATTCACGCCGTAGTTGGATGGAGCCTTGACCTCCCGGATGGTGTAGCGGGAGAGGGGCAGGGGCTTGGAAACCGCCAGCCCCCGGCTGTCAGATCGGATGGTGTCTACCACGTTCCCAGCCTTGTCCGTGATCTCAAACACGGCCCCCTCCAACAGCGTCCCGGCAGGCAGTCCGGTGGTGGGGTTGTAGTCGGCGGACTTCTTCACGATCTGGATCTGCCCTGTGATGGGGGTGTTCTTCCAGGTCACTTTCGTAGTTTCCCCCGCCTTGACATAGACAGTGCGCTCCTGAGTGTCCGGGATATATCCCTCATTCTCCAATTCACGCAGGTAATAGCGGCCCGAAACAGTCAGATCCTCAAACCAGGCATAGCCCCGGTCATCGGTGGTCTGCTGGTCAATGGGGTTGTGTCCGCTGTCGTAGAGGATGAAGGACACGCCGGGGATGCCCTTGCCGTCGGCGGTGGAAATTTTATGGAGCAGGATGCCGGAGAGGGGCGCGTTGGTCACAGTGAGCGGAGGGCAGCTCCCATCTTTTACAGTGAAATAGTGGGGCGTGTTGTCCAGTTTGAAGCCCTCGGCACTCTCCGTTTCCACCGCATAATAGCTGTCATCCTCCAGCGTAACAAAGACGCTGCCAGTTTTCCCCGTGGTCACGGTGTCCACCAGAGCGTCATCGCTGACCCGCCGGATCTCGAAGGTGGTGTTGGGGATACGCTTGGTTTTGTCAGCAGAACTGACCTTGATGATCTCTACACCTCCCACGGCGTTGTTGTAAAAACGGAGGGTCTGCGTGTCGTTGGGGTTGATGGTGACGGTCTGGCTCTGGCTGTCCGGGTCGATGGTATATCCAGACACGCTCTCCAGTTCCGTTGCGATGACGGTGCCGGTTACCCCGGACAAGGTGATCTTACCTGTGGAGTCAGAATAGTAGATGCCCTTGCTGGACAGGGTGCCGCCCCCGTCATCCACATAGCGGCCATCCGCGTATTTGATCTCAAACTTGACGCCCTCCAGGGGAACGGTCTTGGTCCCGTTCCGGCCCCACTTTTCGATCACCAGATTGCCCAGGGGCTTATTCCGAAATTCCAGAGTGACGGTCTGGCCCGCCTTGACCTGGACGGTCTGGGGGACATCATCCAACAGGTATCCGGGTTTGGCCCTGGTTTCCTTCACCACCAGCGAGGTGCCGGGGGCGACATTTTCCACCAGGAAGGAACCCGCGCTGTCCGTCACAAATTTACCGTTATTGTCGCCTACCACGGCTCCGTCTGAGGTGGTCACGAAGAACTCCACCCCGGAAAGCGGGAGCTTCTTATCATCGTCCGACACCTTCTTGACCAGGACGGCCCCCTTGGGTGCGTTGGAAAAATAGAGGGTCACAATGTCCTGATCCTCGCCGGAGATATAGAAAGACTGGGGGGCGCTGTCAATGACGTGGGCCCCGTCGCTCTCCAGTTCCTCGCAGATATAGTAGCCCTTTTTGAGCCCGGTCGCTGTGAAGGAGCCGTTGGCCGAGGACACATAGTTGCCGATGACTGTGCCGCCGCTGCCGCTGACCTCGCCGCCCAGGTATTTCAGTTGGAACCGGCAGCCGGAAATTCCAGCTCCGGTCACACTGTCCTGCTTGTAGACTACCAGAGCGGACAAAGGTGTATTTTCAAACAGGAATGTATGACCCTTGCCAGCGGGGATAAACGCTTCCTGAGTGTCGCTGTCCTTGATGGAAAATCCAGTGGGCGGGGCCAACTCCTTTACTCGGAACCAGCCGTCCCGCAGACCATTGGCCGGGCCGGTCAGCTCGATGCGGCCATTTTCGTCCGTTGTGAATACGCCCAGGTCGTTGAGTTCGCCGGTTTCTGTATCATTGCTGGCGTACCACACCTGAAAACGAACATTGGGGAGGCGGTCATGGGTGATGCTGTTCTCCTTGATGATCTCAATGACAGGCCGCTTGTGGTCGTAAAAATATGCTTCCCGGTCCCGGTTGGGGTACAGGGTGATATACTGGTCCGGGGCGTCCACCAGATAGGCGTCATTTCCCACAGATCGCTCGGAAATCTTGAAAACCCCTGGCCAGAGGTTAGGGACAGTCACAGACCCGTCCGGCCCGGTGGTCACTTCGGCAACGCTGTGGCCGTCCGCTGCCTCCAACAAAAAGGTGGTGTTGGGAATGGGGATGGAGTGATCGTCGGCGTCAAATTTCCAGATGGTAAGGTTGGGCCGCTTATCATTTTGCAGGCAGATAGTGGCGTCCTTTCCGGGGAACAGCTGCACATGGTACTCGGTGGGGTCCAGCAGGTGATCCGATACTGTGGAGGTTTCAATTAGGGAATAAACGCCCGGCTCCAGGCCCTCCCAGCAGATTTCACCTGTGCCGGAAGAGGTGCGGTCCAGATACCGGGAGCCGTCCTCGATTTTGGCGAGACGATAGGTGACGCCGCCCAGGGGCTTACCATCCGAACTCTCCTTATACAGATGGAGACTGGGCAGCTTGCTATTGGTGAACACGAACTGCGCCTGTTCGCCGCCATCCAGATGGATGATGCGCTGGGCGTCGTCGATCACATAGCCCGGACAATCCAATTCAGTCACGATATAGGCGGTATCGGCGGGGAGCTTGGAGAGGTCGATGGTCCCATCCTCCGAGGTAGTGTATTCCTCCGGCCCCCAGGAACCGTCCACCGCCTCAAAGCGGAACTTCGCGTTGGCGATGGGCTTGGAGAGGTCGGAGCTGTCCACCTTGATTAAATGGATGCCTGGCAAGCGGTCATTGAAGAAAACCAGCTTTTTGATGCCGTCTCCAGCCTTCAGCTCCACCTCCTGGGGCGTGGTATCCAGCACATGGCCGTCCCCGCCGGTGTCCCGTTCCTCGGCCCGGTAAGTGGCGGGCTTGCAGTCCGTGAGGAGGATCTCGCCGAACTCATCCGTCTGAAAGATGCCCAGACTCTCAGCGTCCCGGAAGATCTCGAAGGACACATTGGGCATCGCCTTCATGGTGCCCCGCTCATACTTGATGATCCGCAGGCCGGGCAATTCCTTGTTGATGATGGTCACATCGCTGGTCTTGCCCGCCACCACGGAGACGGTCTGGACGGTATCGGTGTCCGCGATCCAGCCGGAGATGCCTGCCAGTTCCCGTACCTCCCATCCGCCGGGCTGGAGCTGATCGAAAACTGCCACGCCGCCGATCTTGGTCTTGGCGGTCTGGACCTCGCCGCTTTCAATGTGCTTGATCTGCACGGTGACGCCGTTGAGCGCGTCCCCGGTGTCACTCAACTTCTGGACCCGGATGGAACCATAGGGCGCGTTCCAAAAGGTCAGGGTGGCAACCTTGTTGTACTCCACATCGGCGTGCTGGGTACGTTCCTCCGACAGAAGGTGATACTGGGGCGGGATCTCCTCAGTGACGGTGTAATGGCCCTCAAGCGTCAGGGGGATGATGACTGTCCCATCCGGGCTGGTGGAGAAAGAGCCCACCTTGCGGCCCTCCGGGTCATAGACGGAGAATACAGCGCCCTCCAAGGGGATCTTGGTGCCCTCCTCCAGCTTCACGATCTTCAGCGCAGTCTCCTTCGGGTCAGGCTCACCGCCGCCCGTGTAGCTGCTCACTGCTGCCAGTTCCATGTGCCGGGAATTGTCCAGGTCGCAGATATAATTCTGCAAATTGCCGTACTTGTCCTTTTCCTGGCAGACTGCGTACATGGCGGCATACTGGGCAACATCCGCCGTCAGGGAGAGCTGGACGCTGCCGCTCTCGCCCTCGATGCTGTCTGCGGGGTACAGCACTTTGAATTTCCCGCCGTAGCCGTCCCCGGTCCACTTCGTAGTGACGGCGGTAATGTCCTGATCGTTCTCATCCACGATGCGGGTCCCCTGGGGCACCGAACCGGGGTCTGCAAAGGATACGGCTATATCGTAGTCATACACCCATGTTTCGCTCCAGATGGTGAATACCTGCTGTTTGTACTGCTTGCCGTCCACAGTGACAGAGTAGGCAGCAGATTTATCCGGGGTGGCCGTCATCCGGGGTTCCAGCATATAATTGTAGGTGGTGCCCCGCTTGTAGATATCCTTGGCCGCCGCCAGGATGCGGTTGCCGATGTCCAACTCAGAGCCAGTTAAGCCGGGGGCTACCTTCAAATTTGCGATGTTCCAGTTGGGGAGCAGGTAGCACCAAAGCGCCATTTTGGTAGCGTAGTAGGCTTGGTACTTGTTGTCCAGCTTCAATTCCCCCAAACTGCGGTGGGGGTAGCCGTTGGAGATGATGCCTACCACCTTGGGATCGCTGGATCGTTCATTGGCAAGATACTTGATGCTCTCACCCACGCCCACGGTCTGCGGGACGCCCTTGATATTGGGGTTGACGCAATAGGCTGGTACCTCTTTTTTCTGCCCCTTAGCGTCCACATAGTTGAAATAGGTATAGTCCTGAGTCCTGATCCGGCCATTGATGGTCAGGTATGACAGCTCATAGCCGCCGTTATAGATATCCACCTCGCCCAGTGCTTCTTCCTCCGTGTTAGCTGCAAGGGCAGCGGTGGGAAGGATGCCCAGGAGTGTGACAAAGGCCAAGAACAGCGACAATAAACGTTTTTTCATTTTGGCCAAATTCCTCCTTGTACACAAAAATAGCGGCCCCCGGCACAGTTTTGTGCCGGGGGCCGCCTCGTCTGATGTTTATAGGGTTTGCAGGTACGCCAGATAGTCCAGGGAGCCGGTGAGCAGGAGGGCCATGTCTCCACGGGTGATGGTCTCTCCCTCCAGCGTCTCCGCCTGGGCAAGTCCCAGTTCCACCGCCTTGCCGCAGGCGGTAACGTAAGTCCAGCCGTCTCGTTCCAGGTATCGGAGCATGATGGTGCAGGCCATCTGCGGGCTGACCGGGTCGTCGGAGCCAAACCGTCCGTCCCCATATCCGGCCACCACGCCCATAGAGGCGCACACGCCCACCGCCACCTGCGCCCACTCCGGTACATCGGAGAAGTTGGTGGTACACAGCTTGGCGTAGTAGTCTCGTTCCCAGGCCACGTGCTCTGGGTTGAGGACGATGGGGCTGATCAGGCAGGCCAGCTCCGCCCGGGTCAACCCCTTGTCCAGGTGCAGGTCGCCGTGTTCGTCTCCATTCATCAGGCCCTCGGCCTGCAGGCGGGTGGCGGCGATCTCCTGGGGGCTGGGGGACTCCGCTGCCTGAGCGGGACCCGTCAGCAGGGCCGCGGTCATGGCTCCGGCCAGGAGCAGGGATGCCAGGTTTCTCTGTTTCATTCTCGATTCCTCCTGTTCGAATATGGTTGGGGTCTTGCAACACGAACCATATCACAAACCCTGGCGGAAGTCGAAGCCAATCGACACACAGCCCGCAAAAATGGCAGACAGGTTTACTTGGCTACTGCGGTGACGCACCAGCGGTACTCCCGCTGGTCCCGGACACAGGTGTAGAGGGTCAGACGGTCATCGCTGGTGGCGGTGGTGCCGGAGGTATCCGTTTCCAGCACCTTCTGGACGCTGACCACCTCATAGGTGCGGGTCCCCAGCTTGGTGGTCCAGGTGACGGTATCTCCCGGCTCCAGCGTGTGGAGGTCACCAAAGTCATCTCTCACGCCCCGGTTGTGTCCCGCGATGCACACGTTGCCGGCCCAGATGCTGGTATCCAGGAAGTGGCCCGCCCCTTTCGCCAGGACGGAGCTGCCCGTACCCTGGTACACCTTGGTGGACAGGCCGATGGCGGGGATTTTGAGGGTACCCAGGTGGCCGCCGGAGTAGTAGAGGTCGCCGGTCACATCCGTCCAACCCGTGGCAGCTGATCCGGCCCCACTGTTTCCACCGGGACTGCCCCCTACGGTTGGATAGGTCACGCCTCCCGTTTGGGTGACCAGCCCTCCGCCTGTCAGCGCACCGGGAATGAGATTGGGTGTCAGGGGAGTTCCTGTGCCGGGAAGATAGCTGGTGGGGCTCCCGAAGGTGGGCGGGATCAGGGCGGTGTTCTTGCTCCGATCCACATTGGGGTTTTCCCACTCATAGATGGTGTCATCCGAGGTGGGCCTACCGAACAAATAATCGTCCGGGGCGTTCATGGTGTATTCCAGTGCACTGGCCTGCCCTACGCAGAGGGTGCAGAGCATGGCAGCCAGCAGAAGTGCGCACAGTTTCAAGCGGTCATCTCCTCTCCTTGATCTTCTTAAAGGCGACCACCCCGCCCACCGCCAGAGCGAGGATCACGCCGCCTGCCAGCAGGGGCTGTTTCAGCGCGGACAGGTCCACGCCCTGGGACGGGGTCTCTGCTCCGGGAGCCCCCTCCGCCATCGGCACCTCCTCCGGGGCCTCGGTGCTGCCGAAGATGGCGGTGTAGGTCACCATGTCACAGCCGGTCTTGGCCACCTCGCCGGTGTAGTTGGCCGTCACGGTGTAGCCGGTGGCATATCGGCTGGTGCTGGTGCCAGTGTAGCTGGCGGTGGCGGTGTAGCGGGTCACGGTGCCGCCCGCGCCGTCTGAATACTGCGCCTCGCTCCACTGGACATCAGCCAGGGTGAGGGTCTTGCCCTTGTCCTCGATGCTCTTGGGGACGAGGGATACATCTGCATCCGAGAGATTGGGGTAGCTACGGGTGGCGGAGAGGTTGTTGGTCTTGGTGGCGTAGCCGTCCGTCTTGACCTGGACGCTGGTGTGGTCCAGGTGCAGGGTGCCGGCGTAGCCCTCCGCCGTGGTGACCTCCATCTCTGCCTCCAGCGCCTGGAGGACCTGGGCCATGTCGTTGGTCTTGCTGGGCCGGGTGACCGTCTCGGTGTAGGGCTGGGTATCCACGCCCACCTCATTTTTTCGAGTCATGTCCAGCAAAGTGAACCATAGGCCGTCCCGCTCAAAGTCCTCGGTGGGGATGAGGCTGGGGTCATCCGAAAGGGACAGCTGGTAGACCTTGTTGATCCGAGGTTCCTCCAGTTCCCCGTAGGTGTACTCATCCACAGAGATGGGGTAGTAGCTAGCGTCTTGGCGCGGGGGCTCCTCCGCAGCCATGGCAGGGATGCTCCCGACCATGATAACGGCCAGCGCGCACAGTGTGGTTACAATGCGTTTCATTGTCTTTCCTCCGTTTTTGTAATGTTTAGCCTGGATCATGGGTCATCTTTCGCCGTTTTTCCGCCTCCTCTCCTCGCTGCTCCGCCGAAGCAGGTACTCGTTCCAGTCCTTGCCCTGGGCGGGAATTTGAATGGACACGGCATAGCCCTCCTGGGTGTACTCGTCCAGGAACTTCTCCGCTGCCTCCTGTCCAGGCCCATCCGCGTCCAGGCACAGGACGATCTGCTTCAGGTGGGGATTTTCCCGCAGGTAGTTGTCCAGCGGCCCCCGGTACAACCCGCACAGGGCAACGGCGTTGCTCCGCATCTGCCGGTGCAGGGTGCAGAAGCTCATCAGGTCGATGGGAGCCTCGAAAACTGCTACATGATCCAGGCCAGGGTCGCAGGGCAGGCGGAAGGCGATGTCCTTATTGCTACCAGTAACATCTCCTTTGAACCCAGGGCCATTCCGGTCATAGGTGCCGCGCTTGCTGGCGAACACCGGCTGGCCCCCTCCATTCCGGCCCACAAACACGCAGTTGTGGTGGTCGGCGTCCTCATACAGTAGGCCAGCTTGGATGAAGCTCTGGATGACCTGGGGGGCGATCCCCCGTTTCCGAAGGTAGGCGAAAACGTGCCGCTGGTCTGGAGCTGCACTGGGCAGGGCAAAGGCGGGCCGTTCCTTTTTTGCTGGGGACGGCTGGTGCGGGACGGGGGAGGCCCTCGCGCGGTGACCGTTGAACTCCAGCAAATAGTTGACCGCCTCCCGGAAGTCTTTTCCACAAAACTCCTGTAAGAAGGCGATCGCATCCCCACCCGTCTGGTTGGAATATCGTCTCCAGGTCCGGCGCTCTTTGATTCGAAGGCTGTCCATCTCTCTGGTGGTGTAGTAGCTGCCCACCCGCCGTACCTGATACCCCAGGTGGGTGAGCAGGTCCGGCAGGTCTGTCCCCTTGGCGATGTCCATCTCCCGCTCAGTAAAGCGGAAGGGAGTTTGTTGTCTGACCATGATTATTCACCTCCTCTCCGGCCAAACGAAAAAGGCCCCCAGGACACCCCGGTTCTCCGGGATGCCCTGGGGACCTCTCTCGTCACGATGACGTTGTGCGTTTATTCTGCCGTTCCTGTGATCCCGTCCTCATCGGACTGGCAGGCGTTCTCGCCGTCCTCCTGGGGCTGCTGGGCGTCCTCGCCGTCCCCCTGGGGCTGCTGGGTGTCCTCGGTATCCTCCTGGGGCTGGCAGGTGTTCTCGGCGGCGGTCAGGGCCTCCTCGATGAGACCCAGGACGAACTCCCGCTGGGTGTACTTCCGGCCCAGCCGCAGGCTCTCCCGGTCCAGGTGCTCCTTGATGCGCTGGAAGAGTTCCTCCGGAATTTGGAATGCCATCGTTCTGCTGCCATTGTTAGCCATATTCATGTTCCCTCCGTTTTCTTTCATCTGGTAGTATTCGGTGAGCAGGTTGGTGATGTACTGTGCGGTGGTCAGGCCCGCCTGATCCTTCTCGGTGCATACCCGGTCGTGGAGGGTCAGGGGGATCTGAGCGCAGAGGTTCTTGGTATCGGCCAT